TAGATTAGGCTGTGCCATTCACGGTCTATCACAATCGGAGTTAGCGTATCAAAATGCTTTACAATATGCCAAAGAACGAATCCAGAGTAAGAGTGCCGTCAATCTTAGCGGTCCTAGTGTCGCTATTCTTTCACATCCTGATATTAGGCGGATGCTTATGGATGTTCGCTGCATTAATGAAGCTGCCCGTCTATTGATCCTTGAAGCGGCCATGTTGGCAGATACGGTTAGTTTCCATCCTGATGTTGTGTCGGAAGTAGATGCTATTAAGAATCGTGACGCCGAAGATCGTCTTGGTCTTATGACTCCAGTTCTCAAAGGTGTTGTTACTGATTATGGTGTTGAGAACGCTATCAAGATGCAGCAAGTATGGGGCGGTCATGGTTATGTCCGTGACAATGGCATGGAGCAAATCGTAAGAGATGCAAGAATTGCCATGATCTATGAAGGCGCTAATGGTATTCAGGCACTTGATCTTGTCGGTAGAAAACTACCAAAGAACATGGGTCGTGCTGTTATGCGTTTCTTCAAAGATACTGAAACATTCCTAACAAGTTCTTATGAACACGATATCAACCATATCGTTCAGCCAATGACACAAGCCGTAAGCGAACTAAAGCAAGCAACTGAATGGTTAGCAGCAAATGGTATGAAGAATCCTAATGATGCTGGTGCAGCAAGTTATCCATATATGAAAATGTTTGGATTGGTTTTGTTAGGATTGGCGCATATTCGTATTTGTTTGGCAACCGACGACAAAGCAAGACATACTACCGCAACTTATTTTATGGAGAATGTCTTGCCAGAAGCCAGTTTCTTACTGAAAAAGATTCGTCAAGGATCACAAACAATGATGGCACTAACTCCAGACGAGTTCTGATGTTGTTTGGAGTTTAGATGTTGATTCCAGTTGTGTTGTCCTTTTATATCACGATTACAGCATGAGCAATGAAACACAGGAGCAGTTTGGAAATACTTCTTTCGTCTTTCCGACTGCTCTTGTCTCTTTTTAGGGTCAGACCATGTTTCTTTATGCTTCTTTGATAATGCTTCTCTTTTGGCAGTATTGGACCAAACCTTTGAACTTATCTTTGATCTTTCTTCCAAGTATTCAGGAGAGTTTCTAATGGCCACCATGTTATCACGAAACTCTGGATCATCCCATTGTCTTTTTAGATTATCTGACCTTAGTTTTCTTATCTCAGGAGCGTTATTGATTTCTAACATTCTGGCATAGTATTCGGGATCAGACCATCTTTCGTTATTCAACTTGGTGGCAAAGTCAGAGATTTCTTGTTGGGACATTTTGAGTTTTTGAGATATTCTCAAACAAGCGTATGTGTCGTTCTGGGAAAAATGAATATCGTAATGTTCCTGTATAGAAACACACTGGAGATTATCTATATGATTATTGGAATGATTACCGTCGATGTGATGGATTTCATACGATCTTCCTTGTTCGTCTTTAGGAATAGGACCGTTGAAATGTTCCCAGATTTTGCGGTAGTTGGTTGTAGTATAAATATCCATGCTGGACCTCCGATCAGGTTTAGAGTAGGTGAGGATTCCCGTCCTGCGACCTACACTTCTATTTAGTATTCCGAGGTTTTGATGAAATCGTGGAAAGAACTTGACTTCCGAGAGCAAATAGAGTATATTAGACAGGCTGAGTATCTCCAAGAAAAAGGATACTTTCCTGGAATAGATCCTTTTGTAGTTGCGGAAATGTTGTATCGGAAAAGGAAGTCAAGAAAGGATTGAAACATGGGTCTTGATATGTATCTCTACGGTAATAAGTGTTCTTTTTCCAAAGAACAAAAGGTCGATGGATTTCCTGTTTCGTCTGTGTTACTTGAAATGGGTTATTGGAATAAACGTGTCAACCTTCATGGATTTATCGTTGAAGCCTTTGCTGCCGGATTTGATGATGGCCAGAAGATCGATCTAGATAAAGATGACCTTGATTATATTATTAATGTATGGGAGAATGATAGCCATTATGATGAACTTGTAACAGGTTTTTTCTTTGGTAAGGCTTATTTCACAGAGGAAAAAGACGAATACGATCCTCATGAGGAACAGAAGGCTCGTGATATAGAACTATTCACGAAGGCTAAAAACTGGCTAACTGAAGAACATTCTAAGGATGAATATCGTTCTATCTATTACGAAGCATCGTGGTTATGAGGAGATTGTAGAATGACAGCGTTTGAAGCAATATTATGGTTAGAATCAACGTCACAGTATTTCAGCAAACGACCAACAAACGGTGAAGATCAAGCATATTGGTCTAATGTGTATAACTCTGAAAACTGTTTGAAGATTGCCGAACTAATAAGAGAATTATGTAAAGATGACTGACGATAAGGACAGACACAATACCGCAGAATATTTTATGAACCGTATTCTACCAGAAACAAGTATGCTATTGAAGCGTATGCGTTTTGGTTCTGATACAATGATGAAGGCTGATTTGTGAAATCAATAACTCAAGCAGAATATAACAAACTGTTTGATGAATATTTGAAAGAACAAAAGTTTGACGGTGGAGACTGGGACAGATGGTATTGTAATCATGTGTTCAAGTTCTATAAACAAACACAGGATGAATTAGAAGTCCGTGCCGGTTTCCACGTTAATGAAGTAGGCGAGAGAGTGGATGAATGACCACGACGAAATAATCAAGCAACTACATGAGTTAGCAGACTGGATTGAAAAGAACAATCATGTTCAATGTATGTCTGTTCCTCGCAAGGCTGCATATCTAATATCTGCTCTACAGGCAGACTATGATAGATTGTGGTTGCTCAATAACAAGCGTGACGTTTATCTGACAGACTATATAAACAGAGTCATTGGTTTCATAAGACTCCAATGGTATCTCTTTAGAAAGAAAAAGTAATGTATGAGTATCAGGCTAAAGTCACCAGAGTTGTAGATGGAGATACTATAGAAGCCGAGGTTGATCTTGGATTCCACATTAAAATGAATATGAAAATTAGATTAGCAGGCATCAACGCTCCGGAAATGAATACTGTTGAAGGCAGGAAACTAAAAGCAGAACTAATTACTCTTCTAGAAGATAAGACAATAACTCTTCTAACCGTTAAAGATAAACAAGAAAAATATGGTAGATATCTTGGCATTATCGTTAAGGATAAACAGAATATCAATGAATGGTTAGTAGAACAGAAATTAGCAGTAAGGTATATGACATGAATCTATTTCAAGAAGGAAACTTTATATCCCATGCTGGTCATGAGTTAAATTGGAAAATTGAATGTGATGCATTATCTGATGCAGACTGGGATTGTTTAGCAAGGATCATCAATGAGCGTACTAGATTTGGTAGTGTTTACGGTATTCCTCGTGGCGGCACTAAACTGGCGTTAGCTTTAGAAAAGTATATTACTCCAGGACATCCATTGCGTTTGGTTGTTGACGATGTATATACTACAGGCAAGTCAATGAAAGAAGCTATGAAGGACAATGATCTAGGTTTTGTTGTGTTTGCTCGTAATCGTATTCCGTTCGACCCACAACATTATATTAGAGCAATCTTTACCATGGATATTATATGAATGAACTGGATGAAATTCTGTTAGATCAGTATCATGCGGCAAAAAGAAGAAAAAAGTTTTACAAAAGAATGAAAAAGCTGATGCCAACTGAACAGTTATTGATAGTTGGTGAAGAAATGGTCGAAAAGAACATGGAATTTTATGCGTTTGTTATAAATAATAAACAATTATTAGACAAAAAGCATAAGAAGAAAAAAGAAAAAGATAAGGATGTACTGGCAAGAAATCCAGTTTATGAATGGTATAGAAACGTATTTTATTTGACAGTTTTTAGTTATAAAACATTTATGTATTCTGCCACACAGTATATGTCTTATTTTAAGAAAGATAATAATGAGAAAACCTAATCTCGATAATATGATTCAAGTTTCTGAAGAGGTTATGAGAGAAGCAGTTCAATATATTCCCGAAGACGAAGAATCTGGTATTAGAACAGTTTTAAAGGCTGCTGATGAATATAAAGCGGCTAACATGACTCCCATCTTTATTATGGACAGATATAATATGTCAGTATATGTGGTTGCAAAAGAAACATTCGGCAAGAAACTTCATTAGGAGGTGTCTTATGAGTAGATCTTATAGAAAACATCCAGGGTTTGGTATTACTTGCGCATCAAGCGATAAACCTGGAAGAAAAATGGATCATAGACGTTATAGACATTACTATAAAGATAGAATTCGTCATGAAGATTATGATAACATCGAACCGCCTAACGTAAAAGAAAATCCTTACAATTGGCCAAAAGATGGCCATCAGTATTGGCCAGAAGGTCGAACATGGAATGGTGGTGAATATATGCGCAAATAACCCTTGACTTTTTGTGCAATGTATATTATATTATGTAAAGTATCGCCGTAAGGGATACAAAAGTAAACTCGCTTAATAGGAGAATAAAAATGACTAATGATGTATTTTCATTCAACACAGGTAATATCGATAAGTGGTTTGTTGGCGCCGATCGCATGCTAAAGAACTTAGCTACCGCCCAAGAAACCTACGCAAAAGCAACCCACTGGCCTCCATATAATATTGTAAAGGTGGATGACAACAACTATACTATTGAACTCGCATTGGCTGGTTTCGGTAAGCATAATCTCGACATTGAATTAGCAAACAACACTCTTGTAGTAAAGGGTGGATTTACTGTCGATGAGATCGATCCTATCGATAATCCTGTTCAGTATCTTTTTAAAGGTATAGCAGATAGAGTGTTTACTCGCAAGTTTACTCTTGCTGATACTGTTGAAGTGAAGAACGCTGAATATGTTAATGGTATGCTAAAGATCTTCCTAGAGAACGTTGTTCCTGAGGAAAAGAAGCCGAAGAAAGTAGACATCAAATAACTTCTAAATAAGGGAGAGCTTCGGCTCTCCCTTTCATTATTAGGAGAATATTATGGCTACATTCAAAGAAGCATTTGCTGCTGCGAGGAAAGCTGGCAAAGAAACATTTATTCATGACGGTAAATTATACACTACCGATGTTGCAGTAAAAGAAGCAGATGAAACAAAGTTCGTAACAGTTACTAACACCGTCAAAGAAGCGAACGTTCCTACCGTATCTAAACTCAAGAAAAACGTCTGGCCTCTACAATCAGAACTACGCAAGAAATTTGGTGTTCCTGATTATGGCGGAACCTTTAAGAAACACATGGTTCAGGTTAATCTACCATACACTATGTGGATGGATGATATTAAAATTACTAAGACCTGGATGAATAAGATTTGTTCTGACTCTCTTGTTCGTGTTCTTACGTATGTGTGGGACGAGAATGGTAGAGACTACGATAAGATTAAAGCTCAACAGCTACACATTTTCTCTGGATCGTGGAATATTCGTAACATGCGTGGCGGCCATTCTCTATCTACACATGCTTATGGACTTGCTATTGACATAGCAGCGCCTTATAATATGCTTGGTAAGAAACCAGGATACAATAAGTATTCTTTCACAGAGAACTCTCTAATTGTCAAAGCATTTAAAGAAGAAGGTTGGGTTTGGGGAGGGCCATGGTCAAGACCAGACGGGATGCATTTCCAAGCTGCTCGAGTTGAATAATTTGACTTATATTAAGGAACACTATATAATTAATTGCGGTTATATAGTAGAAAGGTAATATCATGGATTGGAGAAAGCTAACTCCTTGGGTTCTCGTGATCTTAGCATCGTTGACGATGTTTGCTATCTGGAATGATACAGCATCTACAAGAACTCACTCAAGACAAATTAGTTTCAGCGAGCTCGTTGCTCAACTTGACGAGAATCGAGTGCACGATTTGACTATTTCGGGCAACGAAGTTACTGGACATTTTATTGATAACAGACAGTTTAATACTTACGTTCCTTCTGTAAGTACATTCTTACAGAAAATAGATAATAAGAAAATTCAAATTAATGCAGAACCACCAAACGAAGGTGGATTCTTTACTAATTTGTTTATCAATCTTGCTCCAATTCTTCTATTCTTTGCTCTTTGGCTTTGGATTTCTCGTCGTGGTGCTGGTCGTGGAATGGGCGGCGCAATGGGAATGGGTAAGTCTAAAGCAAAACTTCTCGATCCAGAAGACATCAAAATAACATTTGAAGATGTTGCTGGCGTTGATGAAGCAAAGGAAGATCTACAGGAAGTTGTAGAGTTTCTTGAAGATCCTACTAAGTTCGAACGCCTTGGTGGTAAGATTCCAAAGGGCGTTCTACTTGTTGGACCTCCAGGAACTGGTAAGACTCTACTTGCTAAGGCAGTAGCAGGCGAGGCAGGCGTTCCATTCTTTCACCTATCTGGTTCTGATTTCGTTGAAATGTTTGTTGGCGTCGGCGCATCTCGTGTGCGTGATATGTTTGAACAGGCAAAGAAAAATGCTCCATGTATTATCTTTATCGACGAAATTGACGCTGTTGGTCGTAATCGTAATTCAGGAATGAATGGTGGTAATGATGAACGTGAACAAACGCTTAACTCTCTACTTGTTGAAATGGATGGATTCAATGACAACGAAGGTATCATTATTGTTGCAGCCACAAACCGTGTGGATGTGCTTGATCCTGCCCTTCTTCGTCCTGGCCGTTTTGATCGACAGATTACTGTATCCAACCCGGACATTACAGGACGTGAGAAAATTCTTAAAGTCCACTCTCGTAATGTTCCTTTGGGGGCGGATGTCGATCTTAAAGTAATTGCTCGTGGCACTCCAGGTTTCTCTGGCGCTGATCTAGCAAATCTTATCAATGAAGCAGCACTACTAGCAGCACGACGTTCAAAGCGAATTGTTACTGCTCTAGAATTTGAAGATGCTCGTGATAAGATTCTTATGGGAGCAGAACGTCGCACTCTTGTTATGTCTGAAGAAGAAAAGAAGATGACTGCCTATCATGAAGGTGGACATGCTCTTGTATCTCTTAAGATGGAAGGTTCTGTTCCGATTCATAAGGCAACAATCATTCCACGTGGTCGTGCTTTGGGCATGGTTCAGTCTCTGCCAGAACGTGATCAAATCTCGCAGTCTCGTAAAGAAATGATTGCTCATTTAGCAATGGCAATGGGTGGACGTGCAGCTGAAGAATTAGTTTTCGGCGATGACAATGTAACTTCTGGTGCAGCTGCTGATATTCAGCAAGCATCAAGAATTGCTCGTGCTATGGTCACACAGTTTGGTTTCTCTAAGCATCTTGGTAAAGTAGCATACACTGATCCAAACTCAGATGTATTTCATGGTCCAAAGGTTGCTGAACAAACTCAGAAACAAATTGACGATGAAGTAAGAAGTATTCTTGATGATGCATATTATACTGCTATGTCTATTCTTAAGAAGCATAGAAAGCAGCTTGATACGCTAGCAAAGGGATTGCTTGAATACGAGACTCTATCAGGTCAAGAAATTGTTGATCTGTTAGATGGAAAAGTACCGCTGAGGGATTGACTCCCTCAGCTTTTTATATTATAATATATGTTGCATCTGTGGGACAATTAAGTCCGGATTGCGCTTATTGGAGGTTTGATGTTTTATACGAATGTGTTTCAACGTGGAAATCGCATGTATGTGCGAGGATTTGATAAAGGTTTAAGATATACTGATGTTGTAAATTATAAACCGTATTTGTTTATCACAAAGAATGGCGGTAAATATAAGACTCTTGATGGTAAGCCAGTTGAAAAATTAGAATTTGATTCAATCACCGAAGCCAGAGATTTTATTAATCGTTATGATCAGGTTTCTAATATGGAAATCTATGGTCTAACAACATTCCCATATCTGTATATCTTTGATACCTTTAAAGGCGATATCGATTATGATCCAAAACTTGTTAATATTGCTACTATTGATATTGAGTGTGCTGCCGACGAGGGATTTCCTGATATTCAGAGAGCCGATAAACCAATTACTGCTATTACCTTGCGAAGTCGCAGCCGTAATTATGTTTTTGGTTGCGGAGATTTTCACACTGATGATGATAACACTTTCTATCTAAAGTGTAAGGACGAATACGAACTTATACAAAAGTTCCTAGAATGCTGGGAAGGATTAGACCTAGATGTCATCACGGGATGGAATATTGAGTTCTTTGATATTCCGTATACTGTTAATCGTATTAAAAATCTCTTTAATGAAAGAGAAGCTAAACGCCTATCGCCATGGCGTATTCTCGATGAAAAGATTGTCGAGTTCAGAGGGAAGGAAAACCAGTCTTATAATCCTGCTGGAATATCCGTTCTTGATTATTACCAATTATATCGCAAATTTATGTTTGGTAACCAAGAGTCATATAAACTGGACTTTATTGCTCAGGTTGAACTTGGCGAAAAGAAGATTGACTACTCGGAATATGGTAACCTTCTTGAGCTCTACAAAAATAACTACCAAAAGTTTATTGAATATAATATTCACGATTGTGTTCTTGTTGATCGTCTAGAAGATAAGTTAAAGTTTCTTGAACAAACCATGGCATTGTCTTATGACGCCAAGGTTAATTATCCTGACGTTATGACAACTGTGCGGCCATGGGATATTATTATTCATAATTATCTTCTGGAGAAAAATGTTGTCATTCCTCCATTAAAGCGACAGATTATGGAAGGATCTCTAATCGGGGGTCACGTTAAGGAACCAAAGATTGGATTAAGTAAATGGGTTGTTTCTTTTGACTTGAATAGTCTATATCCGCATTTGATTATGCAGTATAATATCAGCCCAGAAACATTCATGACCAAAGTTCCGTTTCCTTCCGTTGATGAATTATTGCGTGGAACTTTTGAAATTGATAAATTCAATAAAGAATATTCTCATGCAGCTAATGGTTGTTTGTATCGCAAAGACGAACAAGGTTTCTTACCTGCATTGATGGAGCGCATGTATAATGACCGCACCAAATATAAGAAGTTGATGATTGAAGCAAAGCAGCGTTATGAGAATAATCCTAACTCGGAGGACGAGAAATTAGTTGCTCGCTATCACAACATGCAAATGGCCAAAAAAATTCAGCTAAACTCAGCTTACGGTGCGTTGGCTAATCAGTTCTTCCGTTGGTTCAGTTTTGATCACTCTGAAGCAATTACCATGTCAGGTCAGCTTTCTATTCGTTGGATCGAAAAGAAGATGAACCTGTTTATGAATAAACTTCTTAATAATCATAACGTAAAAGATATAGATTTTGTTATTGCATCCGACACAGATTCTATCTATGTTGAAATGGATGCTTTGGTAGCGCACCTAGATACTAATGATGAATTGAAAATTGTAGCAGCAATTGATCAATTCTGTGAGAAGAAGATTCAACCATATCTTGATGAGTGTTATAAAGAACTTGCAGAGTATATGAACGCTTATCAACAAAAAATGAAAATGAAGAGGGAAACAATTGCGAACAAAGGTATTTGGCGTGGCAAGAAAATGTATATCCTCAACGCTTGGAATGTTGAAGGCGTACAATATGCTGAACCCAAGCTCAAGCTCCAAGGTATTGAGGCGGTACGTTCAAGCACTCCAAAAGCGTGTCGAGAGAACATTAAAAAAGCTCTAGGAATTATTATGAACGGAAATCAAGAAGAATTGATTCAGTTTATTTCTAAATTTCGTGAAGAGTTTGTAACGCTGCCTTTCGAGGATGTTGCCTTTCCTCGTGGTGTGAAAGGCATGTATAAGTATATCGACAAGTCTATCGTCTATAAAAAAGGAACGCCAATTCATGTTAAGGGCGCATTGATATTCAATAATCTCCTTAACACGAAGAACTTAAAGAATGTTGCTAGAATTTCTGATGGCGATAAGATTAGATTTGCTTACTTAAAAACACCTAACCCTCTTCAAGAATCAGTAATTGCAGTTCCTGACGAATTGCCTAAAGAACTAGAGTTTCTAGATAAGTATATTGATCGTGAGACTCAATTCAACAAATCATTTCTGGAGCCGCTTAACTCTATTACTGATGTAATTGGTTGGGCTACAGAACAAAGATCAACATTAGAGGACTTTTTCGCATGACAGATTTCGATGATGATTTCAGCTTTGACTTCGGCTTTACCTCCGAAGATGAATTGAAAGCAGGAGAATTAGAATTACAAGACCAGCTTGGCAGCACACAGGTAAAGCTAGAAGGTCTACGTAAAATGATTATGCCTCTTCTTTTAAATTTAAAGAAGAACCCAGACAAAGATATTATTAAATGGGCAGGGGCTGATCGAGTAAAAAACATTGATGCATTCATAAAAAAGATGGATGCTTATATTAAGAGTTGACTTATACAAAAATACATAGTATACTAATAATACGATATATACGGAGATACACATGTCACTTAAAGAACGTTTAATTAAGAATTCCACCATAGATTATACATCTACACTTACTGATTCTAAGATTTATACCAAGAAGGATATGATCCAGACTTCGGTGCCTATGATTAACGTAGCCCTCGCTGGCTCTATTGATGGTGGTATTACTCCTGGACTCACAATGTTGGCTGGTCCATCGAAGCACTTCAAGACTGGATTTGCTTTGCTATTGGCTTCTGCCTATTTGAAGAAGTATCCGGATGGAGTTATTCTATTCTACGATTCCGAGTTTGGCACTCCGCAGTCATACTTTAATAAGTTTAAGATTCCTCTTGACTCTGTTGTTCATACGCCAATTACTGACGTTGAAGAACTGAAGTTTGATCTCATGAAGCAGTTGAAGGAAATTACTCGTGACGATCAGGTTCTAATCATTATTGATTCTATCGGTAATCTTGCTTCTAAGAAAGAAGTTGAAGATGCGATGAATGAAAAGTCTGTTGCGGATATGTCTCGTGCTAAGCAGCTGAAGTCATTGTTCCGTATGATTACTCCGCACCTTACGTTGAAGGATATTCCTCTCGTAGCAGTTAATCATACTTACATGGAAATTGGTATGTTCCCCAAGGCAGTTGTTGGTGGTGGAACTGGTGCTTATTACGGCGCAGACAATATCTGGATTCTAGGTAGACAGCAGGATAAAGATGGCACTGAAATTGCAGGTTACCACTTTGTTATCAACGTGGAGAAGTCTCGTTACGTACGTGAAAAGTCTAAAATTCCAATTACTGTTAATTATGAGGGCGGCATTAATCGTTGGAGCGGTTTGCTCGATATTGCCCTCGAAGGCGGTTACGTGGCTAAACCAAAGGTGGGTTGGTATGCCAAGGTGGATCGTGCAACTGGGGAAGTGGATGGAAAGAACTTCCGAGCAGGTGATATCGTGGACAGTAAGGAATTTTGGATGACAATGTTCCAAGAGACTGACTTCGCTGCATTCATTAAACGCAAGTATTCACTTGACACTGAAGGATCCCTCGTCTATGACGACGAAGAATCTTTGTAACGACAATTGTCGAAGTGCCATCTTTTCATGATGCTATTGTCACCTGTTTTTCCGCAATGAGGGCAGTTGACAGTTTTCCTAAACTGTTTCAAAAACGGATTGGTCCCGTTTGTTACTCTGTCCTTTGTCAATGAAGAACCATCATTTCTTTTGAGTAAGTGATGTTTTCCTTTTGATACTAGATCAGAAGCAACAGAAGAACCGTCTGGTCTTTTGGAATAGAACCGTTATGTTTGATCCATGTTTTACGATAAATATCCATGCTGTGCCTCCGATTAGGTATAGAGCCCATGGATGTTGGTAGCATCGTGATGGGCAATAATATTTAGTTGACTTGATGTTTTGTTTAGTTTATGATGATGAGGACGATAACGAGGGGTAATAAATATTCATGAGTATTGAAAGAACAATTCTATCTAATTTATTGTTCAATGATGACTACGGTCGTAAAGTAATACCATTCCTGAAGCCAGATTATTTTCAGGATTATAACGAAAAGGTCGTATTTGACCTAATTGATGATTATGTAAAGAAGTATAATTCATTTCCTTCTATTGAGGCGTTAGCCATTGACCTGTCTAATAAAGAAGGTCTAAACGAACAAACGTTCAAGATTGCTAAAGAAATTGTCTCGAGTCTTGAACATGATTCTAATACAAAACTGGACTGGCTACTAGATCAAACAGAGAAGTTTTGCCAAGATAAGGCATTGTATCTGGCGATCATGCGGTCTATACAAATAATGGATGAAAAAAATGGATCTATCTCCAAAGGCAGTATACCGTCAATTCTTACTGACGCTCTCGGCGTCTCTTTTGATACCCACATTGGTCATGATTTTTTGGCTGACAGTGATGAGAGATACGAATTCTACCATCGTAAAGAGAAGAGAGTTCCTTTCGATCTTGACTACTTCAACACAATTACAAACGGCGGTCTCCCTAACAAAACTCTCAACATCGCCCTTGCCGGTACTGGCGTTGGTAAGTCCCTCTTCATGTGTCATTGCGCAGCAGCAAACCTTGCCAAAGGGCTTAACGTCCTGTACATCACGCTCGAAATGGCAGAAGAACGCATCGCTGAACGTATCGACGCAAATCTTCTAGACACTGCCGTTGATGAATTGGAACTATTGCCCAAGCAGTCATATGATACTAAGATTAACAGACTAAAAGAAAAGTTCACTGGTAAGTTAATTGTAAAAGAGTATCCAACTGCTTGTGCAGGTTCTGCTAACTTCCGTCATCTTCTTAACGAATTACGTATTAAGAAGAACTTTGAACCAGATATTATCTATATTGATTATCTGAATATTTGTTTATCATCGAGGATTAAGCATGGAGCCAACGTCAATTCTTATACCCTTATCAAAGCAATCGCCGAAGAGCTCCGTGGGTTGGCCGTTGAGTACGATGTCCCTATCGTCTCAGCAACTCAAACAACTAGAAGCGGCTATTCGAACTCAGACGTGGGACTGGAGGATACATCGGAATCCTTTGGACTCCCAGCCACAGCTGATTTTATGTTTGCCCTCATTAGCTCAGAAGAACTTGAAAGTCTCAGCCAAATCATGGTTAAACAGCTCAAGAATCGTTACTCTGATCCTGGGAGTAATCGTAGGTTTGTGCTTGGCATTGATCGCAGCAAAATGCGACTATACGATGTGGAACAATCTGGTCAAGATGGATTGGTTGATGATCGCCCAGTGATGGATAAGGGCAAGTTCATGGAGGAAGAAAATGAACGAGGAAGACCAAAATCAAAGTTCGACCGAAGTAAGTTCGACGGCTTTAAGTGATAAAGAGCATACATTACAAATGGCAGAGCATGTCTGGTTGAAGGTAAAGGGATACCCTATTCCAGACTGCTATTCTGAGAAAGATCGTCTTGAAATATTTGAAAGATATTATCATCGTGCAGTTTCACAATCACAGGGGGAATAATTGATAGTTTGTTCTTGTAACTATATTGACACTGCTGACATTAAGGCTGTCCTGAATTATGTTACAGAGCCAAACGAACAGCAGGTGTTAAATATGCTTGCCTGGACGCCAGAATGTGCTTATTGTAAAGATCTGATTACCAACGAAATCCGTAGATGTATTAAGGAGATGACTGATGGCGCTTGATTATAAGGTTGTGAAGGTTGAAAATTCTTACGTTGTTGAGGAAAGATTGACAGGGTATCAGATCAAGAGCTTTACAGATCAGAATGAAGCCAAAAAATATATGAAATTTTTGAATCTTGGCGGAGGTTTTTCTGGTTTTACACCATCATTTATACTAAATAAAAATAGCAAAAATATGTAGGATGCCTTGAGCATCAGCGGCACGAGCCACAATAGAAGGGCCACGGAATAGTCGGGAGTAAATGGTGGGGTTCCACCCGACACATATTGCGCTAGAAGAAATTCGGAGGGTAGGTTCGCCTACCCTCTTTTTTGTAGGTATTTCTCGGGGCGAGTCTGAAAAGGCTTGCCCTTTTTCGTATTATAAATATGATAAATGTTTTGTTCTAAGAGGTCTATAATGCTATCTTTTTCCAATTATTTGACTGAAGCTAAAAAGAAAATTGATTCTTCCGAAACTGAAATCGAGCCAGATACAGATAAAATTAATAGTAACACTGCTCTTGGTGTGGCGTTCGAGACCCTTACAGCTTTGCATCTTCATGATAGAACAGACTCCTCGAAAAATAAAGATCCAGAACATTTAAAGAGAATTGAAGAGATTAGAGCAAAACATCAAAAGGCTCTCGCTTTCCTTACTCCAGAAAAAAGAGCAAAAGTTTTAAAAGGCGCAGACAGAGCAGCTACTGCATATCTTGAAAGTTTAGGTAATCAAGGCATCAAACCAACAGACATTCACGAAGTGCATCATACAAGCACTGGCATTGATAAAGTTTTTGGTTCAAAAGTCAGTCAATCTCAGAACCCACATGATATTGTTGTAAGAACAAAAAGACCACATCCATCAGCATTCGGTCCAAATAACGATCTTCATGGAACTTCCTTGAAGCTAACACAGGGAACTTTGAGTAACAATGGTGTTGGCGAAATGGATAAAGTGGCTGCTAGTCATGGTATGAAATTGAATATGGGCGACATCTGGAATAAAGGTTACAAAGACACTGTTGGTGATATGCCTAAAAAAGAAGTGAAGAAAATAAGAGATAGAGAAGATGTTGCTGGTGGTTACCTAAAAACTAGAGATAAAGTTCTGAAACATTATCAGAATGCGTTTAATAGCCCTGAAGGTGCAACTCCGGAAGAAAAATTAGAAAACCAGAAAAAACATTTGGCATATTTAATGAAATCAAATCCAGATATGAATTATGATTACACTAATGCTGAAAAGGGTTATTCAAAACCAGTTTCGGATCTAGATCATGTAAAGGCTGTGCAGGCTGCTAGATCGTTTAGTACAAGAGTAACAGATAGTATGATGCATATTTACGATCACGAAGGTAAACATATTCTTTCTGTTGAACATAGAGCTACACATGGTCCATGGTCGTCAATTCAAGTAAACGCTAAACTTGGATCAATGAAAGCGACGGGTCAACCAGCAAAGGCGCATCCAGCAGCTGCTGTAAATCCTCCAGAAAATAAAGCTCCTCCTGTCCCAGTTCAAGCACCACCAGCACAAAGACCAGATTCAGGTGGATTTGGACAACACAGAGGCGATGGACCAAATATTGGAAAACAATTGCCTAAACATTATCAAGGATATGTTGACAGATCGAGTTATATGGGTCACAAGGATAACGGGCAATGAGAATAGATTTTAAAACCTACTTAAACGAACAAGCTGCTGCAACAGAAGGCAAAGCACTAAAGCATCTTCGTCATATTGAAGATTATGCTATTCATGGTGGTCATGATGGTGTCGCAGCCGCCGATGAACATCTTCGTGGTATGCATGATATGTTGCTTGGTAAAAAATCAAGTTTACATGCTTCTACAAAATACGACGGTGCGCCTTCAATTGTATTTGGACAGCATCCAGAAACTGGACAGTTTTTCGTAGCTTCTAAGTCTGCTTTCAATAAAACTCCAAAGATTAATTACACTGACGAAGACATTGAAAAGAATCACGGACATGCTCCTGGATTAGTTACCAAACTAAAAGCTGCATTGAAACATCTTCCTGGTGTTATGCCACGTGAAGGCGGAGTGTATCAAGGCGACTTAATGCACACTGAAGGCGATGCTGTTTCAAAAGGTGGTAAAACTTCTGTAACTCCTAACACTCTTACATATTCTGCACCAAGTAATTCGCCTGAAGGCAGAAATATGAAAAAGAAATTAGGTGTAGTTGTTCATACAAAATATACTGGTCGTGGTGGTTTACAAAGTATGTCAGCTCAACCACTTGATGCTAAGACACGTGCTAAGTTTAAAGATCATCCTGACGTTAATAATATTGATCCTACTATAGATGTTAATCCAGCTAACTATTCTCCTGAAGAACAAAAAGCATTCCTTAATCATATGGATAAAGCAAAAAGAGCTTATGCTTCTATGAAACCAGAAGCTATGGATGCTATTGCTGGGCATGGTGAACAACTAGAAGCTCATGTTAATAATATGATTAGAACTGGTGGTAATGCTTCTGTTCAAGGATATATGGATCATTTGACTGCTCGTCATCAGAAAGATCTTGAGAAAGTTAAGACAGATGCAGCCAAACAAAAAAGAATACAGGCGCATGGTGAATTACTTTCTCATATTAGTAACAACAGAGATCATTTCGATAAGTTATTGAAGGTTCATGGGCATTTGCAAGACGCTAAGAATGTATTGACTAATGTTCTAGCAAAGAACTCTCCATACGAACATAGTGTTGCTGGTGAACACACTGGACCAGAAGGAACAGTTGTTGTTGATAAGAAAGGCAATGCTTCTAAATTTAATAACAGAAGAGAATTCAATCGCCTAAATTTCTTGAAGGGCGCATTCCAGAAACAGCAGGTAGCAAATGCAGAAGATCAACTTCAGTAATTTTTTAATTGAATCCGATCGTTCAACTCATGTAATGACGTTCATGAGAGCCAATCCGCCAACGATTGGTCATGAACGAGTTGTCAATCATGTTACAGATCTTGCTAAAAATTTAGATGCAGGTCATAGCATTGTTTTATCTCATTCGCATGATGGTGATAAGAACCCATTAACTGCTGAACAAAAGCTAAGACATGCTAAATTGGCATTTCCCGGAGCCAATGTATCAACTTCTTCTCCTGAACGCCCTAATATCATGAATCAAGTTTCTAATCTTTATGGTAAAGGTGTGAGAAACTTACATGTTGTAGTTGGTCAAGATAGAGTTGATCAGTTTGATAAATTGCTAAATCAATATAAAGGCGTTGAAGGTGCACATGGTCATTATGGCACTGATATGAACATTACAGTTCATTCAGCTGGTGGTAGAGATCCAGACGCTGAAGGAATTGAAGGTGTATCTGGAACTGGTCAAAGAGTTCACGCAAGAAATAATAATTTTGAAGGATTCCGTGCAGGCGCACCAAGTCATATGACTGACGAGCAAGCAGCTTCGCTTATGAATGATATTCGTAATGCTAAACCACCAGAGAAACCAGTAAAACCAACTAAGAAAAAACTAAAAGAAGAAACAGTTGCTGGTGGCGAAATGGTAAGAGGGTTTGGTGATGTTTCTGGTAATCCAGCAGTTCAGAACGATCCTTTGCAACAATATATTGGTGCCAATGCTTTAGCAAAAGATCAACAAAACGGCGCTTTGATGAAAATGATGAAAGACAGTCAATATAATTTGATTGGGTTTAAAGAGTTTAATCCACGCACTGTTACTAGAGATAAATCATTAGAGTATTGGAACTCTGATGAAAATGGCGACTTCTTAAAATCTAGAAAGAAAAAATAATGGCACAGTTTCGTAAAGATACACATCAATATTTGCCTGATAATAAAACATTATTTGAAGTTGTTATGCTCGCCGATCAATATGGTAATCAAGTTGGACCAGCAAACCCAACAGGAACTGCTGTTGATGCTTTTGGTAGAGCCAGAGTATCAAGCCCACTAACTCTTTTTGATTCTTCTCACCGTTATCGTGACAACAATCTATGGACCACTTCTAATACTGCTGGTGGAACTTATGCGTTTTCTGAAAATGAAGGTCTTGTAAATCTTAATTTAACAACCGCCAACAATGCAGAAATCATTCGTGAGACAACTAAGGTTTTCTCTTATCAACCAGGCAAGTCTTTACAAATTTTACAAACATTTGTCATGCAGCCTAAGACTAATGTTCGTCAGCGTGTAGGTTATTATGGCGCCAACAATGGCATTTATCTTGAGGTGGCAAATAATACAGCATATTTGGTTGAAAGGTCTTTATCATCAGGAGTAATGCAAGAAACGAGAGTAGCGCAGTCTAATTGGAATTATGATACTCTATTAGGCGCTGATACTTCGAGTCCATCTGGTATCACTTTAGATTTATCAAAATCGCAGATTATGTTTATTGATATTGAATGGCTTGGTTTGGGAACAGTAAGATGCGGTTTTATTATTGATGGTAGAATAATTCACTGTCATTCATTTCACCATGCTAATTATATCACGTCAACATATATGACTACAGCTTCTCTACCTTTGAGATATGAAATAAAGAATACAGGCGTAACTGCAAGTAATACAACTCTAAAACAAGTATGTTCCACTGTTATTTCTGAAGGCGGATATGAACTAAGAGGTCTTCAACAAGCTGTTGGAACTGCTATTGGGACGCCAAGAGATTTGACAACAGTTAATACATACTATCCAGTTATCTCAATTAGATTGAAGGCTTCTCCTAATAGACTTGATGCTATTGTTATTCTTACTGCGCTATCATTAATGGGTATTACTAATAATGCTAATTATAATTGGCGAGTTGTAGCATCAGGCACAAGTACTGGTGGAACTTGGAATAGCGCAGGAACTGATTCTGCTGTTGAATATAATCTTACAGGAACAAGTTTTGCGGACGGTAGAATTTTGGCTTCCGGATGGACCACTGGTTCTAATCAGGGTTCAAGTCCTGTTGATATTTTAAAAGAAGCACTATTTAAGTTTCAGCTGGAAAGAAATGGACTTACTTCCTCTCCTTATGAGTTAACATTAGTTGCTGCAACAGATTCTGCAGGCGCTGATATATACGCTTCTATGGACTGGGAAGAGATCTCAAGATAATATTTTTTATAAATAAACAGTCAGTGCGAGTATAAAAGGGTACGCCAGACCTCGCATATATAAGGAAAGCCCAAGGGAAACTCCAGATGAAAAAGTTTACTACATTTGAAACTCAGCTAGGCGAGTCTGTCGTACTCACTGACAAGGCCAAATTATCTCTTTATAAAAAATCCTCAAATTCAGGCATCTCCACGGATATACTAGAAGAAGTGTATCGTAGAGGTTATTCAATCTGGAACGAAGCCTTTGGCGGAACTCCGGATTCATTTGCATTTGACCGAGTAAATTCATTTATCGCTGATGGTTTTGCTGCCCAGCTTGATGAAGACCTAAAGAAAGCATGCTGGAAGGGCTATGAAGCCATTGGCATGAAGAAGAAAAATGGTAAGACCGTTCCTAATTGCGTTCCAGTTAAGGAAGAAGAATTAAACAAGCCAGTCATGACTCCTGCCCAACTTGCTGATAAGCACGGGGTTTCAGTTGAGTCAATTGACAAGGCTCTTAAAGCAGGCATTAAGGTTGAGAAAGAACACACAACCCATTCAGCTGATGCCAAAAGAATTGCTTTAGCCCACCTCGGCGAAAAGCCAGATTATTATAAGAAATTAGATAAAGCTGGACTGGAAGAAAATGCTGAGAAGCATTCCAAAAATCCAGACGATCCGGCTTCAAGATTTATAGGGAGCAATGAATTGGTAGACATTTATAAGAAAGAAACTCCTGGTCAGCTTATCAAGCGTGTTGTAAGAGAATGCCTTGAAGAAGGCGATGTTATTCATACTAAGTTTGCTGTGAAAAATTTACAGAAGCGTGGCATCGAAGGTCCGCATAAAGCTGGCGCTCAAGATTTGATGCGTAACTGGGCTAAACATCCATTTGATTGGGAAGCCGATGATAAAGTTTCTTATCATGGAACAACTGCACGTATTCATAAAGATGGAAAGCACATAGACGTAGACGCTGGTGCACATGGAATAGATCCTGATATTAAAACAAAAATAATTAGAAAACAGGCTGCAAAGAAAACTGGCAACGTTGTAAAGATTAAAGAAGCTGCAATGCAGGCAACAACTGCTCCTGCTCCAACTGCTGCTGATATGGGTCCTAAAAGACTCAGTAGATATCAGACAACTCAGCAGACAAGCACTATTGGTAATCAGGGTTTTAATCGTTCTGGTCCAATGGGAACTCATATCAATCCTTCGTCGCCAACTACACCAAGAGGCGTGAGATCAATGACCTCTGGTTCAACTCAGGCAACAGCAAAAACATTAACACCACAGCGTGTTTCTGCCAATCAACCAGCACCAAAGACAGCTTCTGCTCCAGCATCTGCTCCAAAGCCATCAGCCAGTTTCGGTTCTTCTTCAAGACCAACTACTGTTAGTGCAACATCTGGTGGGATGGAAAAGAGTGGCGGATATAAACTATCATCAGGAATGAGCGATGCTGGTAAGGCTAAAGTAAAGCCAGCTGCACCAGTTCAGATTCCTGCAGGCGCTGGCAAAGCAGTAAACGTTCTAAGTAAAGTAGCTAAGTTTGCTGGACCAGTTGGTGCAGCTATTGGATTGGTTGCTGACGCCAAGCCATTGAACAAGGGCGAAGATGAATTTGCTCGACAGAAGTCACTAGGAATTACTAAGCCAAACGTAACTCCTGGTATGGGAAGCACAAAGAACATTGAGCCTGTTAAGGGCGGAGCAATTACAACTAAGGCTCCTGACTATTACAAGGGTAAGGTTGGCGATTACACTGTAAAAGCTGGTGATACTCTTTCTGGTATTGCTTCAAGAACAGGTCAATCAGTTTCAGATCTAGCAAGCAAGAATAAGTTTGATAGCGAAAACAAGATTGCCGCTGGATCTAAGCTATTTACTGGTAGCGTTCCAACACCACCATCAAGACCAGAAACTGAATCAGGTTCAACTAAAAAGAAAATTAAAGAAGCGATTTCAGAAGCCACATATAAGGGAAAGAAAGTTCCTTTGAATAAGCCAATGGCTGGCGATGTTAAGAAATCAAAAGTTTTCGTTGATCCTGATGGCGATGGTAAGGCGCAGAAGGTAAACTTCGGTGACAAAAGCATGTCTATCAAAAAAGATCAGCCTGCTCGTAAGAAATCATATTGCGCAAGATCTTCAGGTCAGGGTAATCTAACAGATAAAACCAGTGCTAATTATTGGTCAAGAAGAGCCTGGAATTGCGAAGAGACTGAGGAATAATCATGATTGGTAAGATCGAACCATACGACGCATTGAAGGTTGCATTAGCAGACACTTACGTATTCAGCGTAAAGGTTCAGGGTTATCATTGGAATGTAACAGGTCCACATTTCTCTGAATACCATAAGTTCTTTGGCGAATTGTATTCAGAAGTAAATGACGCTGTTGATGTCATTGCCGAATCTATTAGAACATTTGATGCCTTTTCTCCTGGTTCTATGAAAAGATTTCTAGAGCTAACAACTATTGAAGAAGCAAATAATATTCCTGACAGTCTAGTTATGATTAGTAAACTAGCCGCTGATAATGAAAGAGTTATTGCTTCTATAACTGCTGCTTACGAACTTTGCGAAAAGCATAAACATTACGCTGTATCAAATATGCTACAAGACCGTCTAACTGCTCATCAGAAGCATGGTTGGATGCTAAGATCTTTCATAAAGGCATAAAAATGAAAAGTTTAGAACACATCATCAGAGAAATCCGTGAAGGTAAGGGTGTAAAGGCAGATAAGAAAAGTCTTGAACACTCAATTCGTAAAGTTGTTACAAAAGAATACGAATCTTCATATGGCGCTAAAGATAGCAAGCCAGTAGAAGAAACTGTTGGTGTTGTTGGTACAGACAAGTATCAAGGCACAGAATTTAAATCAATTAGAACAGCAACTCCACATATTAAGCCACCAGCTGGTGAAGGTAGTCATTCACAGGCTCCTGAAAACGCTTCACGTCAAAGAAACATTGCTAAGGAAAGAGCTGGTATCAATAGAGTTGAAGAACAAGCTGTTCCTATGGTCAGAGTTCCAAATATTAGATTAAGACCTAGATTGGGCGAACCTGCAAGAAAATTGCCAGAACCAGAGCCAGCACCAATTGCGCCCGAAAAACCAAATATTCCTGATAAAACTCCTGGTAAAGAGCCAATGCCTGCTCCAAAGCCAGATAACGATCCAGGTCCAGTAAAACCTTCAGAAAAGCCTACTGAGAAACCTTCTGAAAAACCAATTAAAACTCCTGGACAACAACCAGAGCCTTCTACAAAACCTTCTCAAAAACCATCAACTGCTCCAGAAGTTGCGCCAGCACCACAAAAGGCTCCTGCTCCTGAAACTGCTCCGGTGCCAAAAACAAAAACGCAACCAGCTCCAGCGTTGGCGCCAGAAGCTCAACCAGCGCCTTTACCACAAACGGCTCCAGCTTTATCAACAGAACCTTCTCCAGCACCATCGCCAGAACCCGCTCAAAATAAAAAGGGTCAAGAAGACGATGATTTAAAAAGAGCTGGTATACCAATGGCTGGTGTTCCTCATAATTTTGATTATACTATTTCTCATTTACATAGACCAAATGTGAGTCGTGGCCACGCTAAATCGCACAGAAAACATTCTATGAAAGAAGAAAACGAACGTAAAGAAATTGAAAATATGCCACGTAAGGGCGATCGTAAGTCAATTGAATACGTTGGTAGAAAAAGTGCTGATCCTAAGTCAACAAAAGAAAAGACTTCAAGACTGGCAACTATCAAGAATGTTATTGATGAAGCCAGAAAGGCAATGACTGATAAGAAGATTGATACAGAAGATGGTAAAACAAAAGTTTATGATTATGGCGATAATGTATTGATAATCAATCCAGATCAAAAAAGAGTCAATCTAGATGTCGAGGGCAACAAGATTGCAAAAGACTACGAAAATAAATAATAGAAATTTCTTAAGAGGAAACCGATGACCGACAAACCAAAAACAATCCAGGAAGCTCTCGCTGAAGTTCAACGTAAAATAAACGAAGAAAGAGCAAAAAAGGCTGCGGAGATGTACGCTTCAATGGATGAAGCTGCACCAGAAATTACAGTTGGTGGCAAAAAGGTTAATACAAAAGCTGTCACCCCTAAGAACAAAGCACAAGATTATATTGCTAATAAAGAAGGAACTAAAATTCCTCCTGCAGAAAATCAGAATCTTCCTGGTCCTGCTCCACAGAAACCAAAATCTGCTACAGTTTCAGATTTAACAAAGTCTGCAGGCACAACTGCAAAGACTTTAGGTAAAATTGGTGGTATCGGTGCCGCTGCTTCTATGGGTGGAAGTGCTGCTCTTGGTGGTGCTGCTCTTGGTGGAATGGCTTCTGGCGCACTTGGCGCTTTGGCCACTCAAACACAAACAGGTCGTGATGTTGGTAAATGGATCGGAGATAACGTTCCTGGCGCTAAAACAGCTGCTGACTTAATGAGAAAAGCTGGCGAAACTATTGGCGTTAGAGAACCAAGTCAGCCAAAGGCAGCTGAGACTCCAAAAGCAGAAACACCAAAAACTGCTGAGGCTCCAAAACAACAAACTACTCCACCAGCTGGTAGCTCTGCTGCTAAAATGTCATTTAATCAGGCATATGCTAAAGCCAGAGAACTTGCGAAAACAGCTGGTCAAGATCCAAATAAAGCTCAGTTCAAATTTGATCGTGGTGGTGGAGAAAAAATTTATCAGGCTGCTGCTACTAAAAAAGATTATGTTCCAATGAGCAAGCAGTTTAAGGTTGACGTTGGTGCACCAAAGGCTGCAGCCACGCCATCAACCACCCCAAAAACAGCCGAAGCTCCAAAGACAGAAACACCAAAAGCAGCTGAGGCTCCAAAAGCACCAGAATCTCTAGGTAAAACTGTTGGGTCTCTATTAAGAGGCGACCTTTCAAGAGCAGGCGAAGGCGCAAAGGAATGGGGTTCAGCCGTTTCAACAAGCGTAGATAGAGTTAGAAAAAATACAGCAAATGCTTTAGACCCAAAGGGCGCAGAATCAGAAAGTGGATATTCCAAAAAAGGGAAAAGTAAAATGTCAGAAGAAAACGAGATCAATGAATTATCGCCATTTGAAAGAACATTTGCTCAGAAAATGAAGCAACTTGGACCTGGTAAAACTTACCGTGATCCACACTCTGGAAAAGATATTCTTTTAAAGTATGCTGACAATAAGCCTCACGCTAGTGGCAATAAACCACATAACACAAGCAACGTGCCAACTCCACCAAAAAGACCTGATGAATTTAAATCAAACATAGTTCCTGCTCCAAAACAATCAACTTGGAGAGATCCTGCTAAGATTGATTATTCAAAAGACAATAAGGCAAAGCCAGAAACTCTACCAAGCACAGTGCGTGGTTCAGCTGCTGACCCAGCACGTGATGCTGCAAGAGATACAGGAATAACTGGAAAACCAGGCGGAGAAACAGGAGTTTATTCAAGAGATGGTTCAACTCATTCTCTTCAGGGTAAAAATATTACTGTACCAACTACAAATCGCACTCCAGAATACGAATCAGGCGGAAAGAAGAAAAAAATGTCAGAAGAAACAAATCCACTAATCGCAGCCTTCTTAAAGTTGCAGGATGAAAACCCAGCAAACATGTTCGAAGCTGCTAAAAAAGCTAAGAAGGATTGGGATGGGGACAAAAGAATTGAGTCTGAAAAAAATGAAGTTTGGGGTTCACGTTTTGCTGCAGCTAAAAGAGCTGGCAAGATGGAAGAAGCCGCACTTGATCCAAAGGATTCAGATGTAACTGCTGCTTCAAAGACTATCACAAAGACAAAGCCAGCTGAAGATCCATCACTTCCTAAGACATATCCAGGCACAGCTTCAACTGTAAAGGGTCCAAATCCAACTTCTGATCTATTTAAAAATAGAATCGCTAAAGAAGAAGTTGAGCTTGACGAAAATTCATTCTACGCTTCAAATGTTGGCGGTAGAGTTAAGATGCATAAACCAGGAACAATGTTAAAGCACGAAAAGCATGGGACTGTTTCTGTTGTAAGTTCAGATCCTGGACACAAAGATTTTGATGCAAGTTCAGATCGTAATCCAAAGGGAATGAAAGGTCCATCTTATAAAGTAAAAGATGGCAAAGGCCAAACTCATCATATTGATCTTGAATCAGATTGGGGTCTTAGCGATAAGCCAGTCAAGGCAAAAAGAATTAATGTGAAGGAAGAAGAAACTCTATTCTCAGAAGCAGAACTAGAGCATATTAACTCTTTTTTTCTTGAAGCCTCTGTAGCACCAGTAGATCCAGAAACTACAGAGGCCAACCCTACTTCAGAAAAGATGTCACAGAAAGATCTTACTGTGACAGCTGAAAGCGGAAAGAAAAAAGTTAAAGAAGAAGTTGAGCAGATCGAAGAAGGTCGCCCAAAGAAAAACCCAACACCTGAAACAACCGAACGTGATCCACGTAAGCATATTCAGGTAGAGGCAGGACGTGCTGCTGCTGGTAACGTTGTTGACTTTACTCACAATGATGGTTCAAAGTCAAAGATTACACCAGCAATGGGAAGAAAAATTACTTCTCATCTTCAGGGTCTAAAGCCAGCTGATCGTCAGGCAGCAGTTAATAAGATGCATGACAGCGCAGAAGGACTAAAAGTCTAATGGGAATCGAATCCGCAAACAATATCATCATCAGAGAAAAGCCTATTAAGAAAAGATCTGGTGGTTGGTATATGAGAATGGAAGACCTTAGACAGATACCAAAAGATGAAGTAGTTTATCATAATCCAAATTTTGTTGACCACTATAAAGTCAAGAAAGATGGAACTTTAGAAAAACTCTTCAATACCAAATCGCAATATCTTTCAGATATGGCTAATTTAGATAACGAATAAATACAATAAAATTCTTTTAGGAGGAATAGTAAATGGCACAATGGGGTAGAAACGATCAGTCAGTTACTGCTAATAGCAGCACTACTGTCGAAACATCAACAGGCGCTCCAATCGGAACTTATACTGCAGTAAAGGCTGGTGGTGGAGCAAACGCTCACTTCGGTAACACATCTGCTGGTTCAAGAGCAGCAACTGATGTAAATATGTTTAACAATGCAACATCAAGTGCATTTCTTTCAGGTGCTGCTGTTGGCGTATTTGGTGTTTCTGCACCAGAAGTTGCTAACACTTCATCAGAAAAGGTTGCTCACGCTGGTTGGAATCTACGTAGAGCAGGCACTGGCCCAGCTGTTTCTGCAGTTTATGCAAACACTGGCGTTGGTTATAACAACAATGACATTCTAGTTGCTAAGTCATCAGTTGCTGGCGGTAACGCCACTTTCAACATGACTACAAATGCTACTGGTGGTGCAGTTGTTCTAACTCTTAACACTGCTGGTTTCGGTTTCACTGGAACTGGTCAGGGTAATCCAGTTATCCCAACTTCAAACCTATTCATCACTAATGCTACTGGTGGTTCAGCTGCTGGCAATACAACTACTACTTACATGGTTGTTACTGCCGGAGGACGTGCTGGTCGTGTTCATTACGAAAACCTAGTAGCCATGGGATCTCTTGGCGCTCAGACTGCTGCTTACGGTACAGCCGCTACAGCTAACGATGCTTCAACTGACGACAGCTTCTTCCCAGGAACCTAATAAATGACAGATAACAGCGTAAAGGTTTCACAGATACCTACAGCTGCTAATGTTGCACCAACCGACAGGGTCTTAGTCCTCCGAGACCCTGCCGGTACGCCAAGCGTACGCACGGTAAATGTCAACATTTTCGCTGCCAATCTGCAAATAAGCAATAATGCGCCAGCGTCTCCAACTTCAAATGGAAACCCTGGAAGTATACGTTATGACTCAGATTATTTCTATGTGTGTGTTGCTAACAACTCATGGAAAAGAGTAGCAATTAGTTTCTGGTAATGAATGAAAAACTGACAGATAAAAACTTTTTACTATATTGTGCTTCTCATTATGATAATGTGAAATACGCTTCCACGGAAGACTTTGTTGAAGATTTAAATAGGTTGAAGTATATTAAAAAATTAATTACTAGATATACTGAATATGGCGATTTAAAAGAACGATTGATATTAAACCATATTATCGTTCTTAATAATTGTTTTGGTCCAGAGGTTTTATGTAGAATATTATATTTGAGAATGAAACCTCAAATGAAATATATAAAACCTTTTTTAATATTATTAGAAATATTACCAGAAAAGATTTATAATATAAACGATGAAACTATTATCGAAACTGATCTAATTGAAATGGATGAAGTTATTGTCGCAAAACTAAGGAAAGTTTAATGCAATCTGTTATAAAACAATTAAACGACTTTGTTAAATTTGCGGCAAAAGAAATAAGCCTTTCAACCTTACCAAAAATACATTTTGTTGGTAAATCGCAAAATACAAAAGCCGCTTTCGGACACTCTAAAGGTAATGAAATATTTGTTCGTGTAACTGACCGCCATCCTGGTGATATAATGCGAACAATTGCCCATGAGCTTATTCATGTTAAGCAAACACAGATGGGCAAAAAAGGTGAACAGTTTAGAGAAGATGAAGCCAACGCTATAGCAGGAAGAATAATGAGAAAATTTAACACAACCTACCCTAGCGTATTCAATCAAAAAGCAACTCCTCCAAACCTCAAAGAGACAGAATCTCTTATACCTGCCAATGTCATGGGTTCAGGCGGACCAGGTGCAGGTATACAGACATATAGTCCATTGATTGATTTTGATAGAGGAAACAAAAAGTTTAACCCTATGTCAGCCCTACATCAAAAGAAAAAGCTAAGAGACATTGTTGGTCTTAAGGCTGCTTTCAAAAGAGAACGTAGAGCAGAAACAAGGAAAGATCAGAACTAATGGATGAGAAGGCTTGCAACAATCTAGAAGCGAAACAAACTAAACTAGAAGATGCTATCTCTAAGCTAACAGACATTTCTGCTGATCTTAATAAAATGATAGCAGTTCATGAATTACGTTTGTCTCAACAAGAAAAGATTACCGATAGCCTAGAAATTATTCTAGAAAAAAGAAGAGATGAATTTGACGAGCGTGAAGAAAAGATTTATGAACATATCGAAAAAGAAGACGCAAAAATCATAGAAAAACTAGATGAATCTTTTGATAAGTTTTCTAAGAAGATGAACGATCTAGAAAGAATGATGTGGGTATATGGCGGCGGATTTGCTCTCGCTGCTTTCGTTCTCGCAAATTGGGGCGATGTAGCCAAACTTCTTCTAAAAAATTAATTTGCCTTTTTGAAAAATACCGGTATAATCATATATGAGGGTTTGATATGGAGATATTATGGATTGGTTATCCCACAAGTATATCGGTATTGTTTCTTCACGATTAGAGAAATTTAAACGTAAGGGACCAAACCTATACAATTTCCGCTGTCCTATTTGCGGGGATTCAGAAACACACCAAAATAAAGCTCGAGGATACATCTATCATAAAGAAGGTAAGATGTTGTTTCATTGTCACAACTGTAATGCGACATTGGGCATTCCAAACTTTATTAAGATGATGGATGTCAACCTATATAATGAGTATCAGTTAGAAAAGTTGGCTGGTAAGAAAACGCCGGAACAAGACGATTACGAGAAGTTCGTCGAGAAAATGCGTAAGCCAGTATATATGACCTCCGGGCCATTAAAAGGATTGAAGAAAGTTTCTCAGCTTTCGCCTTTTGATCCTATCAAGAAATTCGTAGTTGCAAGAAAGATACCTAATGCCTATCACGCCAAGTTATTTGCATGTCCTAATTTTAAGCGTTTTACTAATAATTTGGTTGCCAACAAGTTTTCAGCTGAGTCTCTGGCTCGAGATGAGACAAGGCTTCTTATCCCTTTTCTTGACAGTAATAAAACTGTTCATGCCTACCAAGGGCGTACGTTGGGGGCTTCAGGACTTAAATATATTACAATTGTTCTTAATGAAGCAATACCTAAACTTTATGGCTTGGACACTGTTGATCGTAACAGAATTATTCCTGTCCTTGAAGGTCCGATTGACAGTATGTTTGTTCCTAACAGTATTGCTACTGCTGGAGGTGATCTCGTTAGTGCTATCAAAGACTTTGATAAGAGTAGATTAACGATCGTTTACGACAACGAGAAATATTCTAAAGAGACCGTTAAGAAAATGGAAAAGGCTATTCTTAATGGTTACTCTGTGTGTATTTGGCCCGATAATTTAGATCAAAAAGATATTAACGATATGGTTTTATCTGGTATGAGTTCTGAATTTATTGAACATATTATCAAAACTAACACCTATCGTGATTTACCGGCACAATTAAGGTTGAATCAGTGGAAGAGAGTTTAGATTTCTTTGATGCTGAGATTTTTGCTTTATGTTCTTCGGACATAGGACCACGAGGGCCAGTTTTTACGCCTTTGTTCCAAGCAGGTCTTCCTTTCATTCGAAGCGAGTGAGCAGGATTTTTGCCTCTTCTAGAAGCGTATTTTTTAATACGATCTTCTATGCTATACGGACCATATGGACCCACAGGACCGGATCTGACAGGCGGCATATCTCCTCCTTCAGTTTTATTATGGAGAACACCATTGTTTAAATCTTTTCTGCCATACCATCTGATATATCTGCGTTCTAATGCTAAGGCGCCAATTTCTGTTAAATTGCTCTCTAAGAATACAATTTTGGATTTGTCTTTTGGAACAGAAACACCATGTTGTTTGGAGAAAGCTCTTTTATCTTTTCCCTTACCAATGTAATATGGAGTATTATCTGATGATCTTAGGTAGGCGTATACGTAATAAATATTCATGCTGTCGCTCCTCTTTAGCGGTAGAGTAGGTAGAGATTGCAGTCTCGTGACCTACACTTTATTTATAAAACTTGACTTTTAACAATGGAGAATATATAATGAAAGTTCGTAAGAAGCCAGTTGATGTAGAAGCACATCAACTAACAGAGGATAATGCTGGAGTATTATCAGATTGGTGTGGTGGTTTACTTATTCTTCGTGATGATAATTTCGAACCAACAAAGATTAAAATTCTTACACTTGAAGGCATTATGACAGCACGTGTTGGAGATTATATTATTAAGGGAATTGCTGGTGAGTTTTATCCTTGCGCTCCTGCTATTTTTGATCAGACCTATGAGGTTATTGTACCATGACAAAATATCTTGTCGATGTAAAAGTTGCTGGATGGAAGACGTATCTTATTGATGTTCCAGAAGGCGAAGACTTGTATGATAGCATTTATGAACAGTTAGAGTCAGATTTACTCGATCCAATTATTGATGACACTTATGACGAATTGATGGGTGATCCAAAGGAATATAAGAAATGACCGATGAAGAAACAAATAAGCTAAAGAAGATTCTTTTTGTCTTAACTCTTATTAAAAATAAAGAATCTGATGAACGCAAGCTTGCATACTTAGAAGCAATTGAAGAAGCAATTGAACATGCAAAAGAACTTTTGGGAATAAAAGTTAAATTGTGAGACAATTAATGAGCGAAGAACAGTTTGTCAAATGTTATGTTGTTTTTGGCTGTGTATTTCTGATCTTAATAGTGATGGATATGTTTGGATTATGGGGGAACAGTGATGAATGACATTCATCAGCAGCAATTGAAGCAAGTAAGAGAAAGCGTATATGAGGAAAATCTGCGGCTTCGTGCCGAACTCGCCGCAGCCAATGAGTTTAAGAAGCATTACACTGATTTGATTTCAGTCAATGCTGAACTAATGGGAGCACCTAATGACGGATCGATTACAGACTCAGTAGTTCAAATAGAGAAACTTGTAAAGAAACTTCGTGCCGACCTCGATGCCGCTAATGAGGAAGTCGAAAAATTACGGGAACGCCTTGGTCCACATGGACTAGTCGTCGTAGACATAGACAAGACGGGGCATTACGTGTCTGAGAAAGTTGCCGACGAAATCACCCGCCTCCGTACCGACCTTGCCGTAGCCAATGAGCGATGTGAGATGCTGACAAAGGAAGTCGTAGAGTGGCGTAGTCGCCCCGATGCTTTGCGGGCTGACAAAGCCGAAGCCGACCTCGATGCCGCCATTTCAGAGCGTAATGGCCATTACGCTACATTGAAGCATGTGGCTAAAGAGCGTGACGAAGCCTTGCGTAATCAAGCAGAAACTCAATCTAAACTAGATGCTCTTGAAAAACTGTTTCAGATGACCTGTCAACAGTTTGAAGAAAAGCGCCAGCGTATTCTAGAGGTTCTTGACTAATGACGAAGCATTGTGTATATTTTTAGTGGAAAGGAGCCTACACATGACCAAGAATAAAGCAGAATCGGAGTATGTTATGATAAGGCGAAAGTGTGAAGATTCGGATATGGCAGAGTTAACATTCGCTAAGAATAACGAAAAACTTGACCTGACAGATTATAGGTGTATCCGAATGTTTTCAGAGACCACAGAGGAATGGGTTCATAAAGATGAATACGAGCATTTCTATGAAGAGTATCGCAAATTCAATGGTCTGATGATGAGGCATGGTGCGATACTATCATATATAAGTGAACCGTGTGAAGAAAAGGCTGTCACCACTTTCTTGAGGATGAAGGCGAAAGACTGATGACCTATACGTGGAGTAAGTATCCTGATGCCAAACCTAACCGATCTGGATACTATTACACATACTATTTCAATAACGAAATGAATGATTGTTTTTACAAAGCGATATACTATAATACTTCCGCAGACGAGTGGATCGGGTGGAGAAGAGGTATAGAACCTAAAGTTATAGGATATGTAGATAAGACGTATGCGAAGTTCTATGTTCCTTGTTTAGATTTGGTAACGCCAGACATAGGGAGTTTCTTGGAATGAGTGAAGATATTGTGAAGCGACTGCGTGAACCATGCTTTTTCAATGGATACGATCAGCAAACTTCTGAAGAAGCCGCTGATGAAATCGAGCGTCTTCGTAAGTATGAACAACTAGTCAATTTCATTGCTACGGACTATGTTGAACTCTCGCATGATAAGGTTCAAAATGAATATCTTCTTATCATAAAGAAGTGCCGAGAGTTGGTTAAGGAAGATATGGTAAAGATATTTGATGAATACCTTGAGGGTCTCAAAGACGTAAAGGATATTTTCTGATGGCCAGACAAATATAGAGGAGGTCAACGTGGAGGAGATAGAAATGACTGACGATGTATATGTGATTATTCTTTCGAATGGTAGAGCAGAGAACGTTCCACCATCATACAACTGGTATGATATTCTTATCCAAGCAGAAAGCGCTTGGAGACATAGTTGCAGTTCTTCGGCTATTCCTGAGAAGCTAATAAAGAACGGTAAGATCATTGTTGAAAAACAACTTTGGTATGTAGCAAGTAACTATGTTATAGAAAAAAATCATCTGGTAGATAAGGCTTACGAACAAGCGAAAGAAATGTTCCCAGAACCAAAAGGTGAGTGATGAACTACTGCTTCATGTATGACGGGATAGTTCTAGTGTTTCACAATGATCGATATGCTCATTGTTGGGACAAACAGTTTGTGACAGAGAACTGGTGAGAAAGATAATGAAATACAATATTGAACTAGACCATGACCAAACTGATGCTATTGTCATTGCTTCTCTAAAGGAGGCGTATCGTCTCAATGCTGATCCTCTTCCGGACGAAGGTGGAGAGAAATGGGTTGATGTCGAGTTTCTGGCTGCTATAGATCATGTCCTAGAATATTATCATAACTATGAGCAGAAGAAGTTATGGATTGTTGAAAAAGAATCGTTTAATAATGGAAAGAGTAACAAATGAACAACGCTAAGATTGAAGAACTTGCAAAATGGGCTGCTAACAAACTAAACGGTGGCAACTGGTATGATGAAAAATTCTATCAGTTCGGACACAAAGAAGCATGGATGAATATGATCAAAGAATTGATTGAAAGGTTAGAAGATGAACGACGCTAAAATTATTGCTATTACACAACCAACGATAACACTTCCGCCAAGCGATGAATTGTTTGGACAAATCCGCCCTATGACTGCCGAAGAGTTTATCTGTTATACAGCAAGAGTTTCTAATCCATCAAATCAGATGAATACCGAAACTGCTCCGAAACTTCTAAAGTATCTTATCAGGAATCGCCATTGGAGTCCTTTTGAACAAGTATCCATAACCATGGATATTACAACAACCCGAGACATTTCACACCAGATCATTCGCCATCGTTCATTCTCTTTTCAGGAGTTTAGCCAGCGTTATGCTGATCCTACTAAGGACATGCAGTTTGTAACGAGAGAAGCAAGACTACAGGACGCCAAGAACCGTCAGAATAGTATTGAGACGGATGATGAAAAGTTGAAAGAACATTGGGAAGATGTTCAGCGTGACGCTTTCCTTGTAGGGAAAGAATCGTATGAATGGGCGATCAAAAATGGAATTGCTAAAGAAGTTGCTAGATCAGTATTATCAGAAGGTCTAACTTCTACTCGTCTATATATGGCAGGGACGCTTCGTTCTTGGATTCATTATATCGATGTTAGAGCCGAAGAAGGCACACAGAAAGAACACCGCCTGGTGGCTGAATCTGCCAAAGAAGAAATACTAAAACATTTCCCGTCATTAAATGAGTATTGGTATCCAAAGTCAATACATTTGCAACATATGGAGCGTTTAGGCGAAGAATTTGAGAAAGTTCTTTATGATAACCTTGATGATCTATATGAAACAGATGAAAAACCTAAGTCATGGTGGTGGAGGTTTTGGTCATGAGTAAAATAGTTCTCGTTGAAACCGTTTCTATGTTCCGGCATATATACGCTGTAGAACTTGAAGATAACCAACCAGCAGATTATGCTGTAGAAGATGTTATGTATTTTACTACTGGTGGAGAAACAGAATTTGATGAAGTAGCACAAGAACATGTTGGTGAAAACATCTTATCACACCGTGTAGTAACTGAAGAAGAATACTTAGAACTTTTTGATCAACATAATCCATATGCCGCTCCTATATGGACAGTTGAACAAAAGAAGAGATATATATACAAGGCTAAAGAGAACAAAGAAGTGGACTTTGGTCCAGATGTAGGCAAAGAGGTAGTAGAATGAATAAAAACGCTCTCAAACTAAATAGTGTTAATGTCCGTCACGGAACGCCAATTCCTACGGACTCTAACGCTAATTGGGAGCGCCAGCCTATGACTATTTATCGTCGTATTTACGAACAGCGTTTTGGACCTATTCCTAAAGATGAGGATGGGAGAACCTATGACATCCATCATATTGACGGAAACCGTAAGAATAACGACCCATCAAATTTAATTGCTCTAAGTATCAAAGAACATTATAAAGTCCATCATGATCAAGGAGATTATGGCGCAGCTTTGAGAATTATTGCACGTATGGAAGTCCCACCAGAATTACTATCAGAACTTGGTAGAAAGAATGTAGAAGATCAGGTTGCAAAAGGAATTCATCCCTTTCTTGGTGGCGAGGTTCAAAGAAAAAGCAATATAAAAAGAATTGAAGAAGGAACTCACATTTTTCTAGAAGAGGGATTTTCTTCAAAATATAATAGGAAAAGAGTTGAAGAGGGAACGCACAATCTTTTAGGCGATAACAATCCAGTGCATAAAAAGATAGCAGCAGGAACCCATCATTTTCAGAATAAAGAATGGCACGAACAAAAGATGAAAAAGATTTTTGCTGAAGGTAAACATCCTTCACAAATAAAGAAATCTTGTCCTCATTGTGGAAATTTGTTTAGTGTGAATACTTTTAACAAACACGTAAACGCATGTAAGAGCAGGAGCGAATAATGGTAGATATGAATGTTTATCAACAGTACATTTACAAGTCTAGATATTCTAGATACTTACCGGAAAAGAACCGTAGAGAACATTGGGACGAAACTGTTGATAGATACATTGACTTTATGGTTGATAAGATCAAAGAGAAACAGAATTACGAGATAGACGATAAGACTAAAAAAGAGTTACGTGATGCCATTTATAATATGGAAGTCATGCCAAGTATGCGTAGTTTGATGACTGCTGGTAAGGCTCTTGATCGTGATAATGTTGCTGGTTATAACTGTTCATACCTACCAATTGACGATCCTAAAGCATTCGATGAAGCTATGTGCATTCTTATGAATGGCACAGGCGTTGGTTTCTCTGTCGAACGTCAGTATGTAAATAAGCTACCAGAAATTCCAGATCATCTTTATGATTGTGATACAATGATCACAGTTCGTGATAGCAAGGAAGGTTGGGCAAAGGGATTACGTATGCTTATCTCATTGCTTTATGCTGGTGAAATTCCAAAGTGGGATCTAACTAATCTTCGTCCTGCTGGTGCACCACTAAAGGTGTTTGGTGGTCGTTCTTCTGGTCCAGAACCATTGAATGATCTATTCAAGTTTGTTATTCGTATTTTCAAAAACGCACATGGTCGCAAACTGACTTCGCTAGAATGTCACGATATTATGTGTAAGATCGGCGAAGTTGTTGTCGTCGGAGGCGTACGTCGATCCGCAATGATTAGTTTATCTAATCTCTCTGACGACCGCATGCGTCACGCAAAAGCAGGACAGTGGTGGGAAGCAAATGTTCAAAGAGCTCTATCAAACAATTCAGCAGTGTATACCGAGAAGCCAGACGTTGGCCAGTTTATGGCAGAGTGGCTCGCAATCTACGAATCGAAGTCGGGCGAAAGAGGCATCTTCAGTAGAGACGCATCTCAAAGAGTGGCACGCAAGAACGGTAGAAGAGACCCATCGTTTGAATTCGGCACTAATCCCTGCTCTGAGATTATCCTGCGACCTTATCAATTCTGTAACCTTACAGAAGTCGTTATACGAGAGTCTGATACTGAGAAAACACTTGCTAGAAAGATTAAAGTTGCAAGTATACTTGGTACTTTCCAGTCAACAATGACATACTTCCCATATCTACGTAAGATTTGGCAGAAGAATACAGAAGAAGAAAGACTACTTGGTGTTTCATTTACTGGCATTTATGATTGCCCGTTGATGAATGATTATAATGATCCAGAGCTACCTGCTCGTCTAGAACGTCTTCGTCAGGTTGCTATTGATACAAATAAGGAATGGAGTGAGAAACTTGGTATTAATCAATCAGTCGCCATTACTTGCGTTAAGCCAAGTGGAACAGTCAGTCAATTGGTCCTTAGTCCTTCTGGTATTCATCCAGGTCATGATAGGCACTATATCCGCCGTGTTCGTAGCGACAACAAGGATCCCCTTACAAAGCATCTTATTGATGCTGGCGTTCCTCATGAGCCAGACGTTACTAAACCTCATTCTACTACTGTGTTTAGTTTCCCAATGAGATTGCCTGATTCTTCAATCACAAGAGAGCATGTGTCAGCTATTGATCATCTAGAACTTTGGTTGAAGTATCAGCGTCATTGGTGTGAGCATAAGCCATCTGTTACTATTAATGTGACTGAAGACGAATGGCCACGTGTTGGTGCTTGGGTTTATGATCACTTTGATGAAATGTCAGGTGTTTCGTTCCTACCTTATGATGGTGGAACTTATCGTCAGGCTCCATATGAAACCATTACCGAAGCCGATTACGAAGATCTAAATAAAAATATTCCAACCAAAGTTGATTGGGATGCTCTTGTTGAGATGGATGATAATGTTGAGGGCGTTCAGACACTAGCATGTACTTCGGGTAATTGCGAAATATGATAGATGAAAAATGGGAAACTAAGAATGTTAATAAAATAGAAAAACAATTCTTAGCTTCTCAAGAAGATAGAAATAAAAGAATAGAGATTTGCGAGGCGTGCGAACATCTACATCGATGGAAATATTGTAAATTATGTTGGTGTTATATGCCTCTCAAAACTCACATTATTAATTCAAGTTGCCCAATGGGTAAATGGAGTCCAGTATAAAACAATAAAAAGGATTAATAAATGAAGATAGACGCAGAATTATTCGATCTTTGTAGGGAATTTATTAAAGAAAACCAAATTGGTTGTGAAGAAGATATATACCAAACAGACCAGGTGGCCGAAAATTCTTTAGAATTTATTGAATCAATCTGTGAATTGCTAGGTTATTACGAAGAAGATGAAGTAGAAGAATACGAAGAGGACTAAATATCCCGAAGGAGATTCGGGATGTGGACATATAAAGGTGAGATTGTAGAAGATATTGGTAATTATATTGGATTCGTCTATATAATTACCAATCTTCGCACCGAAAGAAAATATATCGGTAAGAAGAATTTTTATTTCTCAAAAACAAAACAGCTCAAAGGTAAGAAAAAGAAGTACAAAGTAGAATCTGATTGGAAAGACTACTTTGGTTCTAACGAAGAGCTAAATCATCACGTAAATATATTTGGCCAAGATTGTTTTAGAAGAGAGATCCTTCGGTTCTGTTCTTCTAAGGGAGAGATGTCGTATTTCGAAGCAAAGTATCAGTTTCAATACGATGTTCTTGAATCAGATCAATACTATAATAGTTGGATCTCTTGTAAGATCCACAAGAAACATTTGACTTTTTTGAAGAAAAAGGTATAATATGAATATGCCTTGACCTTCTCCTAAATTCACTGGAAAGGGTTCTAGGTGGTACACTAATGGTAATGTAGATAAAATGTGCTATTCAGATAATGTTCCAGAAGGGTATTATTTGGGTAGATCGAAAAACAGAAAGGAGAAATCCATTGAGTTGGCCCCATAAAAATAGACCCCGTAAGGGTCGTAGAAAGATCGGTTCAGCTAAACGTAAAGCACGTCGTTTGAAGGGTCGTAAGCGTAAGTAATTTAATCAAGAAAGGTGAATAAGTATGAATAAGTTTTTTCTATCAGCAGCAATCGTTCTCGGTCTAACAGTTTCTGCATCCGCACTAACAACTCTAGACGAGACTCACAACGGTAAGACTGTTGCTGTTCCTGGTGCTACCAAGAGCAATGGCGTTTATGCACCAGCCGCACAGTATACCCCACACGGTCTAGTTGTGACTGCTCCTCCAGGCGCTGACGTTGATGTTGATAACGACGGTAGCGATATTTCTATTGATATTACCCCAAAGGGTAAGCAGGGTCTTCTTGGCCTTGGTGTTCTAGGACTATAAGAAATGCGTAAGCTGGATCTGGACGAAGTAAAAGAATTTATTGTCAATACATCATTGTCAACCAAAATCTATATTGGTTCAGATTCAGCACGCTATCGTAAGGGTGAAGCGTGGTATGCTGAATACTGCACTGTAATTGTGATTCATTACGATGGTAATCGTGGTTGTAAAGTTTTTGGTCAACTAGAATCTGAAAGAGATTATGATCAGAAGAAGGATAAGCCACGTATGCGCTTGATGAATGAAGTTATGCGCACAGCACAGATGTATTTGGATCTCGAAGAAGTAATTGGTTGTCGAGACGTTCAGATCCATCTGGACATCAACCCTGACGAGAAGCATGGTTCTTCATGCGTAATCTCAGAGGCAGTTGGCTATATTAAGGGATTTTGTAACGTAGTACCTTTCGTAAAGCCCAACGCTTTCGCCGCCAGTATAGCAGCCGATCGTTTATTGGCGTAAATTAAAAGAGGGGGTAGAGCCAGCTGGGACGGCCATCTGCTCATAACAGATTTATGACCAGGTTCGATTCCTGGTGCCCCTACCATTTATCATGAAAGGAAATTACGTGAATCGTTTGTTGTCTGTTGTTTTAATTTCAACGGCGTATGCTGTTACATGTACGCCTGTGCAGGCCAATTTTTTGGAGGATCTATTCCGGCCATTTTCTGCACAGCCTTCCCAGCATACCCATAACACTAAGCATTCCAAGCATATAAATAATTATTCCACTGGTGGCGGACACAACGCCTCGTGGTATAACGACCGGAGCGGACGGACAGCATCCGGTATGCGTCACCATTATGGTGTTGCGCATAGAACCTTACCATTTGGAACAACGGTTTGTATCCACAACCCGTCAAATGGTAGGCAAGTAGAAGCCGTTGTAACCGATAGAGGGCCATTCGTCAGAGGAAGAACAATTGACGTTAATCAAAACGTGGCTCGTGCTCTAGGTTTCTCAGGAACCGCACATTTAAATTACCATCCGTGTTAAGAGTCGGTTGCACACAACAGAAAGGTAAATCCCAAAATGAAGAAGATTATTCTAGCTGCGATGACCGCAGTGGCTATGTTTGCATTCGCTGACGTAGCATCTGCACGTCCTCACGGCAAACATAGTCAGTATTCAGCAAACTACGAAGTTGAAGAACCAAATCTCCTAGATCAAATTCTAGGTGGATCTGACGCCAACTGGAGCGTGTCTCCTGTTATCAAGTTTAAAAACAAGAAGCAGGCTCGCTCGTATTACAAGCAAAGAGAAGCAACTTATCGTTTCGATCAGGCTGATGAATCATACACAGGTGGTTCAATCGTAGCACTTGGTCGTGAGTTGCAGCATGCTGGATTCCGTGTTTCTGAACACCCAGCATTCGGAGGCGTTCATCACGTTCACGCACATCATTCTGCGCATTACTCTGGTAATGCTATTGACATTAACGTAGGACGTGGTGTGTATGAAGCCCGCTCAGGATATGCAGGTCGTTTTGATCGTTTAGCATCTAACCTAAGAGCAGAAGGTTATACTGTTCTATGGCGAACTGCTGGTCATTACAACCATATGCACGTACAGAGATAATATAAGTATAAGGGAGGCAATGTCCGTGCCTCCCTTTTTATCATGGAGGCAAACTTGAACATAGAAAAAGAGGATAAGAACATAGATATCCCCAATATTGAAGATCATCACTACTATCTATTCAACTCAACTTTTGATGCGAGTTCTACCGGAGATGCGTTAAGATTTATTCTTGCTCGTAACCTAATGAAAAAAGATCGCCCCAAGTTTATGAAGTTTATCATTAACTCTCCTGGCGGCGAAGTTCCCTCAGCCTTTGCTCTTATTGATACAATCAAAGGTTCTAAAATCCCGGTGTATATGTATGGACTTGGTGAAATTGCTTCTTGTGGTCTACTTACGTTTATGGCGGGACAAAAAGGACATCGTTACGTTACCCGAAACACTGCAATCTTATCTCATCAGTTTTCGTGGGGAACGATTGGTAAAGAGCATGAACTGCATGCATCAGTAAAAGAATTTAATAATACGAGCCAGCGCATTATAGACCATTATAAAAAATGTACTGGCCAAACAGAAGCAGTTATTAAAAAGTATTTGCTACCACCAGAAGATGTTTGGTTGACGCCCAAGGAGGCAGTGAAGTATGGCATCGCAGACCAGATTGTGGATTTTTATTGAGTGGGCTGCAACAATAACATTAATTGTTGCTGTTGCGCTTACATCATGGAACGTTTATCCAGCTAACATATATATGAGTGCAGTTGGTAATTTCCTTTGGTTGCTTATGGCATTGCATTGGAAGAAACTTTCCTTAATCATCATCCAGGCTTTTATATTAATACTATACCTTGCTGGTGTGGTTAATTTTTTCATGGGAGTATAATATGGCAATTATTCGTTTTTCTACCGAGGAAGTTTTCGGTACAGATTCACAAGAATATGAAATTCTAACACATGCGGTATCTAAGGTTGGTAACACACCAGGAGCAATCGTAGAGATTGGTACTCGTCGTGGTGGTTCTGCTAAGATGATTATTGATGTGTTGGCTGAGAATGGTAACACTGATCGTTCAATGTTTTGTATTGATCCTTATGGTAATATTGAGATTGAATGCACCAACCTTAATATGACAATTCATAACCCTGACCGTGTAATCGAAGGCGATAAGCAGTCTAAGGAACTAACTTCTCCTCAGCGTTTTGATTATGATAACACAATGCGTAACCGCACTATCCCTTCGCTCTATTTCTATGCTTATAACGCTGGTCTAAACTTCTCATTCTTTTGTCTAGAAGATCATGAGTTCTTTAAGCGTTATGGCGATGGTGTTCCTGTCTATGATGAATACAAGAAGCTAGAGAACGAATATGCTTTTGTATTCTTTGATGGCCCTCATGACAATGAGACTTTACATGTCGAATGCGACTTCTTCGTGCAGCGTGCACCAGTTGGCGCCGTTTATGTATTTGACGATATCTGGATGTATGATCATGATGGTATCGTAGAGAACACTTACCTATTCCCTAATGGGTTTGAAGTTCTTGGGAAGAGCAACATCAAAGCGTCTTACATTAAGACGAAGTAATATACGTTCCTCCGGAATATAAATAATGATACAACATTCCGGAGGAACCATGCTTAATTTTAACGAATATCTGTCTGAATTGAAGCTGACTCTTCAGTATCATGAAGAACTAAATCCTAAGATTTGGAAGTCACCAGATACGCTTGACCCACAAGTAAAGAAAGCTCTTATAAAGTTTGGGCATGCTTGGGCAGAATTCGCTAAGATTCCAAAGTCAATGATTCAAGATATCGTTATGACAGGTGGTAATGCCAACTACAATTACACTGGTAAGTCTGACATTGACGTTCATCTAATTGTCGATCGTAGTAAATTATTTGATGACGCTAAGTTCGTTGAAGAATATCTACAAGATAAGAAATCCCTCTGGACTTTAACTCATAATGTTGATGTGTATGGTTATCCTTTAGAGCCTTATGCTCAGGATGATGATATTAAATACCCAAAAAATCAGGGAGTCTATTCTTTATTGAAAGACGAATGGGTCAAGAAACCTGTTAAAGTCGACTACGATTTCAAGAATGATCATCTACTAAAACAAAAAGTCTCCCATTATATGCATGCTATCGACCATATGATCAAACATCACATGGGAGAAGAGTCTTTCAATAATATGAAAGTTCGATTCAAGAACATGCGTACAGCTTCTCTACAGCAATATGGAGAATTTGGTAGAGAGAACCTTGTATTCAAAGAGCTACGTAACCGTGGATACATTGACAAGATGAATAAATACGAGGCTTCACTAAAAGATAAAGAGCTCTCCTTAAAATAAGAGTTTACTTTTTCCAAAAACTTTAGTATAATATAATCTGTCTAAGATGGAGGTTGTTATGAATATGAGTAGTGATCTAGAATTTATGGTTGAGACAGACATGATCATGCACGGATATAATCCCTATAATCCTGTCGATGTTAATACGTATTGGGAGGAATATTTTAATGGCGATTGAGATTTATTCAAAGGATAACTGTTCTTTCTGTGACCAGGCTAAGCAGATGCTTCGCATTCACGGTAAGGATTATATCGAGTATAAGCTCGATGAAGATTTTACCCGAGAAGTTCTTCTATCAAAATTCCCAGAAGCTAAGACCTTTCCTATCATTGTTCTCGATGGTTTCAACATCGGTGGCTTTGATCAGCTAAAGAAGCATCTTACTGAGGAAACAACAGACAACCGAAAAATTCTACTAGAAACTGATTATTTTGGAGCTTAATTATGGTTATGTATGCGAGAGATACTCTACTACAGGATCTTCGTAAGAATGTAATGTCTGTTCACTTTACTAAGGTGAACGGCGAAAAGCGAGAGATGCGTTGCACTCTCATGCCTCAGCTTCTTCCACCAAACTATGTCAATGAAGCAGCTGAAGAAAAAGATTTCCACGAAAAGAACCAAGAGGTTCTTGCAGTGTGGGATGTGATTAAAGGAGGATGGCGTTCATTCCGCATAGACTCCATAGAATATGTTGAAATGTTAGACCCGTATCAATATATGTAAGGAGAATTAAATGAACGAAAAGACCTACTGGGGGCATCATCTCATAATTAATGCAGGCGAATGTAACCATTCTACCATCACAGATTACAACACAATCTTTCAGTTTGCTAAGCAGCTAGTCAGAGAAATTGACATGGTTGCTTATGGCGAACCACAGATTGTTAAGTTTGGGCATGGAGATAAGCAGGGCTATACTCTTGTTCAACTTATAGAGACAAGTAATATTTGTGCACACTTTGTTGATGAAACAAATGATGCCTACATTGATGTCTTTTCATGTAAACCTTTTGATGAAAAGGTAGTGATTAATTTAGTAAAAACTTTCTTTGAAGCAAAGAAGTTCGAAACAATGTTTATTGACAGACAAGCATGAGGATTAAATGGTTGATGTGATTTGGTCTGATTTCGATCCGGAATCAGAATATTCTTTGAAACAACGTGAAGCTAAAGCAATAAACGGTCCAGAATATTGGCCAACAATGCGGGAAGTGTTTAAGCACGATTGTGCTACACTCCCGCTAAATCGTTTTAGATTATGGGCTTCTTGCCACAACGTTCCTTTCATTACACAGTATAGAACTTCTCGTTTTCTTGGCGAGGCTTTCTATCATGCTGCTCGTGATCCTGAGATTGCAGAAGCACTAGAGGAAAATTGGATTGGCGCTCCGGAGCATATCCAAAACGCTCTAAGAGTTTCTTCTGACTTTAATACATCAATGCAGCGTATTCAAGATATTGCTCATCTTTGTATCACTGGTTTTGCTAAACAACTAAAGGAAATGGAATCAATCGTTGAGATTGGTGCAGGATATGGAGACATGTGTTCCGTTGTTCATGCTCTTGGTTTCAAAGGTAAGTATACCATTGTTGATATTCCTGAAACTCAGCCAATTCAGGCACACTATCTTGGTAAGCAGGGTATTACTCCTAATTGGTCGTTCGAAGATGACAATGTAACTCATGCTGACCTTGTTATTGCTACATGGTCATTGTCGGAAACTCCAGTCGAGTATCGTAATGTGTTAATGCCAAAGATTGACAAATCTAAAAAATTGGCTTATACTAGCACAGTCGGAAGTTTTTGGGTTTAAGGTAAACGATGATTACTTTAATAATTTCTTCCTAGATAAGAATGTAGAAAAGATTCCATTGATCAGCAATGGTCTTGATGTTTGGGATGGAGGAAATATGTATTATGTTGTACGGAGCGAGTAAGTTTACAGGTTACGCAGTACCAGAACAATGTTATACTGCTAACTCTACTGAAAAGTGGAGACCAAACATTGGTATTACGTTCGGCACGTTTGATCTATTTCATGCTGGGCATACGACTATGCTTCAGCATTGTAAGACACAGTGCGATCAGCTGATCGTAGGGTTACAATCTGATCCTACGATTGATCGTCCGGATAGTAAGAACAAACCAATTCAATCATTGTTTGAAAGATATGCACAACTCGATGCTTGTCGTTGGGTTGATGCAATTATTCCTTATGACACTGAAGATGACCTACTCAACATACTAAGTATTGGTGAGTTCAGGAAACGATTTATCGGCGAGGAATATAAAGGTCATTATATCCACGGCGAAGATATATGTAAGTCAAGAAATATAGAAATTGTTTTCATTGAACGTAAGCATTTTTATTCATCTAGTGAATTGAGACAGAGGGTTTCATATAATGAGTCACACAGATAATTATTTCAATGAAGTTGTTACGATTGCTCAGACTATCGATACAGTCAAGATCGACATACTGGCGCAGAAACTTAAAGACGTTCGGGAAAGTGGTGGCCGTGTATTTGTGCTTGGCGTTGGTGGTTCTGCTGGTAACGCTTCCCATATGGTTAACGATCTTCGAAAGCTATGCGGTATCCAATCATATTGTCCTACCGACAACGTTCCGGAACTCACAGCGAGAACAAATGATGAAGGATTCGATACAGTCTTCGAAGAGTATCTCCGAGTAAGCAGACTTAGTCCTTTTGATGCTATCTTTGTTCTATCCGTTGGTGGTGGTAACAAAGCAAAGAATGTTTCAGTAGGTCTATGTAATGCTATTGATCTTGCTGACGAAGTTGGAGCTCAGGTGTTTGGTATTGTTGGTAAGAATGATGGATATACTTACAAGATGGGCAACTGTGTTGTTTGTATTCCTGCTGTTGACAATACAAGAATCACTCCTCACTCAGAAGCATTCCAAGGCGTAGTCTGGCATTGCTTAGTTTCTAATCCAATCCTACAGAAGAATGCAACCAAATGGTAAAAGCGATTTTCCTTGATCGTGATGGCACGCTCAATGAGCTAGTCCATGGCAGAGATAATCCAAAGCATGTTTGTCCTTGGTATTTCTCAGAGTTTAATTACATTGATGGTGTAGAGGAAGCTATTAAAGGTTTAAGATCTCTTGGGTTTTCTCTACACGTTGTAACTAATCAGCCAGACGTTGATGATGGATATACAACCGAAGATACAATGAATGTTATTCATCAGTGTCTTAAGAATGATTTAAAGGTTGATACAATTCAGGCAGCAAGAACACGTGGAACTGAAGAGTATAAACCTAATCCTGGTATGTTGAATAAGATCATCAAAGAATGGCACGTTACTAAGGAACGTAGCTGGATGATTGGTGATACATGGCGTGACGTTGTTGCTGGCAACCGTGCCGGAGTAAAGACTATATACCTTGGTGATATATATTCCGCTCCTTCCGAATGGCAACAAATCAAGCCAGACTTTTATGCAAAGAATCTTTTGGAAGCAGTTAACATTATTCAACAGAATGTAGGTGGCGAATGATTGAAGTATATGCAGATGGTGCAGACTTTGAAGGTATTATGAAGGCTGCAGAGAATCCAAGAGTTACTGGGTTCACAACCAACCCAACCCTAATGCGGCAAGCTGGTATTGATAACTACGAATTGTTCGCTAAGAACACGATTCGTTCTCTTGCTGAGAAACGTCCAGGAACTAATATCTCTCTAGAAGTATTTGCTGATGATACAGATAACATGTATCTTCAGGCAAAGAAGATTGCTTCATGGGGAACAGAATGTAACTACGACGTATTCGTAAAGATCCCTGTTACAAATACAAAGGGCGAAGACAATTACGGTTTGATTCGTTTGCTTAATGAAGAAGGCGTAAAGGTAAATGTTACTGCTGTCTTTACTCCCAAGCAGACGCAGAATATTCTAGAGAACATTACCAACCCAGATGTTCCTGTTATAATTTCTATCTTTGCTGGTCGTATTGCTGATACTCTACGTGATCCAGTTGTATGGACAAAGCAGTGTATCGGCGAAGCAATGGATAAGCCGGAAGAGTTTAATAAGATCAAGTTCCTTTGGGCTTCTTGTCGTGAGATCTATCATCTACATATGGCAGAGTCTGCTGGTTGTCATATTATTACTATGCTCCACGATCAGATTAAGAAACTGAATCTAGAAGGTAAGGATCTAGAAGAATTTTCTAGAGAAACTGTTCAAATGTTTTATAATGATGCCCAGGCATCTGGGTATAGGATTGAGGTAGGTTATAATGAAGGGTTTTGAAGAAAACGAAATTTCTGCTAAGGCTCAGGGTGGTACTGAGATTGCCAAGCGTAAGCTGGCAGAAATTCTAGATCAAGATTTACTTGAACAGTGTCAGATCATTTGTTCACGTGAAAGAAATCTAGACGAATCTAAGATTCGAATCTTTTGGTGTCATGATATGCCAGAAGATCCGGAGTCTGCTAAGTTTAGAGACACAGATTGGCGTGATAAGTTTCATAAGTTTGTATTCATTTCTAACTGGCAGTTCCAGCGTTACCAGGGAATGCATGGTATTCCTATGGACAGCAAGTGTATAATTCTAGAGTCAGGTATTGAACCAGCGCCAGAAACTTGCTTAGAGAAATCATATGATGATAAGATCAGACTAGTATATACTTCTACACCACAACGTGGTCTAGAAATTCTAGTTCCTGTGTTTGAATTTCTAAATGAAAATCAGGATGACATTCATCTAGATGTATTCTCTTCATTCAAGATCTATGGTTGGGATGATTACGATAAGCAGTTTGAACCGTTGTATGATCAAATTCGCAACAACCCAAATATGACGTATCATGGTTTCGTTCCTAATACTGAATTGAAGGAATATCTTAACAAAGCTCATATCTTTGCTTATCCTTCTATTTGGCCAGAGACTTCTTGTCGTGCTATGCTAGAAGCAATGTCAGCTGGATTGGTTTGCGTTCATCCTAACCTTGGCGCTCTTCCAGAAACTTCTGGTGCTTTGAATGTTATGTATCAGTTTGATATGGACAAGAACATGCATGGAAGCATTTTTGCTGGTAATCTTAATGCAGCAATTGAGCTTGTTCGCCAGAAGAAGCAGGATAATATGATTAGATTCAACAAGACTTATGTTGACTCTCGTTATAATATTGATTTCATTAAGAGCAAATGGGACTTTATGTTAAGGGATCTAGTTAAGAAATATCCTGACGCAGAGTCAAGAAAGTTCCCAGAAGCAATGTTTACCTACAAGACGAGCTAAACAATGATTGTTACAAAAACTCCACTACGTGTTTCGTTTTTTAGTGGCGGTAGCGATATGCCATCCTTCTATGAACAGGAGGATGGCGCCGCCCTTTCTGTTACTATCAATAAGTTCATTTATGTATTTGCGCACAAGGTTCCGCATATGGGCGTGCGTTGTATGTATGATGATGTTGAAGAACAACATGACATTGAACAAATGCAGCATGCAATTACTCGTGAGACTCTAAAGTATTATAACATTACAAAGGAGATTACGGTTGCGTCCATTTCAGATATTGTTTCTAAGGGTTCTGGGCTCGGTAGTTCTTCTGCTTTTACTGTGGGTCTTGTCAAAGCTCTATCCACTACAAAGTATGATAACAGCACTCGTAAGTATGTAGCAGATATTGCTTGTCAAATCGAAATGGAAAAGTGCGGCTATCCTGTTGGTAAGCAGGATCAGTATGCTGCAGCGTTTGGTGGCATGAATCTATTTCGTTTCAAAAGAAATGGCGAAGTTGAAATAGAAGAAATGAGACTAACCAACCCGCATGTTAGTGCTCTCGAAAAGAATCTATTGCTTGTATATTCTGGCCGTGGTAGAGATGCTAATAACATTCTACAGAAGCAACAGAAGGCAATGCTCGATATTGATAAGTTTAATAAAGTTAAACGGTCAAGAGATAAGGCGTTCGAAGCAGTAGATCTAATTCATAAAGGAAAGATCGACGACTTCGGTAGACTACTTCACGAATCTTGGTTGGACAAGAAAGGCGTTTGCGAAGAGATTACACAGGACTACTTTGATAAGATCTATGAGACTGCTATGGAGGGCGGAGCTCTCGGCGGTAAACTACTAGGCGCTGGTGGTGGAGGATTCTTTATCTTCTACGTTCCGGAAAAAGATCGTGCCTCTGTCGAATGGGGTATCATGAATCTTCATAAAGAATGTCGTATCTATGACTTCGAATTCTATGGCTCGGGTTCTCATATGGTCTACCAGAACTAAATACTATTGACTTTTTTGAAATTATAAGGTAATATAATAATATGAGTTCTAATAATATCGTGAGTTTTCCCAAAGGGAAAACAGCAAATAGAGACATTACTATCGAAGATATCCAGCACAATATGGATATGATGAGGCATTATCATATCCAAGAAACAATCCAAAACCTTGTTCCAATGATTTTTAATCAGTTAGATATCGCTGGTTTTGGATTGATCGAAGATGATGTTGATCTAGATGTTAAGGATGGCGCATTAATAGTCGAAGCATTACGTTCGTTGATGTTAAAGCACTATGACATGCATCATCCTTTTCAGCAGGTAGCAGAAGCAATCTTTATTCCGCACCCAAAAGAAGAAGGGGCGTTTAAGATTGTTGATAAGTTGGAATTAGAACTAGATCCAATTGGCGAAACCGAAGAAACCGAATAGGTGAAATTGTGATTATTGTTGACTTGAATCAGGTCATGTTGTCTAATCTTCTCATGCAACTTGGCAACCATACCAATGCACAGCTTGAAGAAAATATGGTTCGCCATATGATCCTAAACTCTCTCCGTTCATATAAAGTAAAGTTCGGAGATGAATTTGGCGAAATGATTATTGCCTGTGATAATACTAATTACTGGCGTAAACAAATCTTCCCTTATTATAAAGCCAACCGTAAGAAGAATCTTGAATCTTCTGAATTGGATTGGAAAGCACTGTTCGAATGTCTTAATAAGATTCGTGCAGAACTCAAAGAGTATTTTCCCTACCGAGTTATCGACGTTGAGTCAGCAGAAGCTGATGATGTTATTTCTACGCTTGTCTCTAAGTTCGGCTCAGAACTAAATACTGGTGAGAAAATCCTAATTCTATCAGGCGATAAAGATTTCATTCAGTTGCACGTATATTCTAACGTAAAACAGTATGATCCCACCCGTAAGAAATGGGTCTCGCACGAAGATCCGGAAAGATATCTTCACGAACATATCCTAAAGGGAGATGCTGGCGATGGCGTTCCTAATGTTCTTTCTCCTGATAATGTTTTTGTTGTGGGTGATCGCCAAAGACCCCTAACAGCAAAGAAGATGGAAAAGATTATGGGCACTGATCTGGAAGAAATGGATACAATTACTGCCCGTAACTATTCTCGTAACGCACGGTTGATTGATCTTAGTTTCACGCCAGATACTATTCGTGAAAAGGTTATGGAACAATTCGATTCACAAACAAACCGTGATCGTAGCAAACTACTTAATTACTTTATAGCAAACAAACTCAAAAACCTTACTGATCATTTGAGTGAATTTTAGGAGATAATAATGGCTGTCCTTGGAATGTATGAATTTCTGCTCAAGGTTTCAAAACTAAAAAAGACGCAAGAAAAGGTAGACAATCTAGCTGGTAATGATACCTTTGCTCTAAGAACTATTCTTCAGGGTGTGTTTGATCCAACTGTTAAGTTTGCCCTACCAGAAGGCGAACCACCATACAGACCAAATGAAATTGTAGATCAACAGCACATTCTACATAGAGAAGCTGACAAGATTAGATATTTCGTCGAAGGATTTTATCCTAATCTCAATCAATCAAAACGAGAAATGATGTTCGTTGAGTTTCTTGAGAGATTAGATCCAGACGATGCCAAACTTATCTTAGCAATGAAAGATAAGAAGATGCCATTCCCAGGCATTACTATTCAACACGTTAAAGAAGCACTACCAGGGTTAATTCAAGAATGAGTAAGTCAGCACTAAAGAAGTTTAAGAAGAACGATTATTCAGATCACGAAGAATTTCACGATGATCCTCGCGAACGTGAGAACAAGCGTAAGGCCAAACGGGTTGAACGTGCCTTGCGCACAAAGGATATCTCTGCTTTACTAGAAGATGAAGAGCAAGATATTTCTGATGATATTATTGATAACAATTGGAAATATTAATGCCTATCTATAAGCTACGTAATACACAGACTGGCGAAGAGTGGGAAGAACTAATGTCTATCTCCGAGATGGAACAGAAGATCGAAGAACATCCTCACGTTGAGCTACTTATTAACGGAGCGCCCATGGTCACTGGCACCATGGGCAAGAATTCCTACATGGGAAAGAGCAAAGATGCCAACGTATAAGTTCTTAAACAATGAAACTGGCGAAGAGTATGAAGACTTCATGAGCATCTCTGCTCTTGAAGTTTATCTTGAAGAAAACCCACATGTAACTCAACTCGTAAATGGCGCTCCTATGATCCATTCTGGCAGAGGCATGGCTAAACCTGACCAGGGTTTCCGTGATCTGTTAAAGCATATCAAGAAGGGAAATAATAAAGGTATTACGAGGAGCACTATCAACACATTCTAAGGGGTAAAATGGAAGAAGAAACAAGAACACGTCGTTTGACTCGTAAAGAAAAAAGACTTCTTCGTCAACAAGGTAAAGAACCAAAGGAAAATTACCAAGAGAAAATAAACTTTAATCTAAAGCATTTCCATCCTCTCACAGAGAATCAGAAACTAGCATTTGATTCTTTTGACGATGACAAAAATCTAATGCTTCATGGTATTGCTGGTACAGGTAAATCCTTTATGGCATTGTATCTTTCTTTGAAACAGATCCTTGCTGATCCTGAATGTGTTTATAAGAAAGTTGTTATTGTAAGATCAGTAGTTCCTACCAGAGATATGGGATTCCTTCCTGGTAGCGACAGAGAAAAGACTAAAGTATACGAAGCGCCTTATTATGCCATTTGTACCGAGTTGTTTGGCAGAGGCGATGCGTATGAGTATCTAAAGAAGAGAAACGTTGTTGAGTTTATCTCTACTTCTTTTATCAGAGGTATTACACTTAACGATTGTATTGTTATTGTTGATGAAATGCAGAACGCTACTCTTCACGAGTTGGATTCTGTTATTACTCGTATTGGTCACAACTGTAAGGTAGTATTCTGCGGAGACTTCAGACAGTCAGACTTTACAAGAGAGCATGAGAAGAGCGGTCTAACAGATTTTATGAGAGTGGTCCGTAGTATGAAATCTTTTGACCTAATCGAATTCGAAGCAAAAGATATTGTAAGATCTGCTCTCGTTAAAGAATACATTATCCTTAAAGATAAGATGAGGATCATAACATGACAGAAGCAAAAGATATAATACGAGCCTGGGATTATTGGCCAGCGCCACCGTTAGGTAGAATTGCTAAGTTCCATTACGTTGATGCTGATGCAGAACCAGATACAAACATACCTGCCAAGATGCCAGATATACATTCGTGGTTTGTTTGGGACGAAGATTCTCAATCTATATTATATGTTGATTACGACAAAGATATGAAGTGGAAAGACACTTGGTATCTACGTTACAAGTTAAACTATGGTATCGCTGAATGGCGAGATGATAATATTATCGAGAAAGAAAGTATCTCTACCAAAATTTTTGGAAACAGAAATAAAATTGTTTTCCAAGACAAGAAGCCTATTTGGTGGGGCGACTACTGTGAGATTGGTAAGAAGTATGAGAACAATCCTAAGTCAGACTTCTTTGCTTGTTCTCCGCCACAATTACTAAATGGCACTCAATCTTTTGTTTATGAAAGAAAGATTGATAAGTGGACTAATATATTCGGAGTTACATATAAGGATGTTGTTACATTAGTGTATCAACAGGCATGGGGTAGCAAAATTGGTGGAGCTAGATATTGGATGGCAAGAGGCATTGGCCCAGTAGCTGTTCAATGGATATCAACAGTTAAAGAAGCGTCCGGCAATAAGATATATATAACTAATAGAATGGATGCGAAATATACAATGGAAAACGGATTTGCGAAAGATATTCAAAAATAATTTAGTACCAGAAGTAGCAATTGATACTCAAACTATTGATGGTAAAAGATACTATGTGTTACCGAGCGGAGAAAAGTTTCGCTCGGTAACAACCGTATTAGACAGGGCGATGGACAAGACAGCTCTAAACGAATGGAGAAAACGTGTCGGTCACGAAGAAGCTCAGAAGATTACTGTTCAGGCTGCTCGCCGTGGAACCGCCGTACATTCCATCGCAGAGCGTTATGTCCTCAATGAAGAGAACCATCTTCGGGGTGCTATGCCTTCTGGAATTGATGCTTTCAAAGGTATTCAATCGCTCTTAGACAAACACGTTGATAACATTCTCGGCGTAGAGTTGCCCTTATATTCTGTTGCTCTTAGAACTGCTGGTCGTTGTGATCTTATTGCAGAGTTTAACGGAACACCTTCTATCATTGATTTCAAAACAAGTCGTAAGCTAAAGAAAGAAGAATGGATTGAATCCTACTTCTTACAAGCAACAACGTATTCTCTGATGTTCGAACGTATGTATAAGATACATGTTCCCCAGATCGCAATACTAATAGCTGTGGACAACGAGCAGCCACAGCTATTCTTAAAGGATCGTGGAGATTATGTTAATAGAGTGTTAGAGATATTTACAAAATAAAAGCGATAATAACGCCTATAATAACTACTGCCCAGAATAAATCTGAAAGACTGCCTTTAGGTTTTCTGCCTCTTTTTTGACGAAACCCACCAGTAGTTTTGCTAGTTACATACCATGAATTTGGCCCAACCTTTTGAGATTGAGTCACACGTGTTCTGCCTGTTTTCTGATTGGTTGAATATGTTATACGGGAACCTTTATTCCCATACGATGTAGAATTGGTTATACCTCTTTTGCCACCCCATGAAGTTGTGGTTCTAACAGGACCAGTTTTCTTTGTGATTCTAGTTCTTACATTTCCCATACGCCTATTTATAGGTGACAGAAACCAATCAAACCTTCTTGATCGGTAGAGTATACAGTTCTTTTAATACCGAAATGTTCTATAGCTTTCTGACATCCACAACAAGGTTCTGCCATTCCAGTAACCCAATTAGCGTCTCCCTTATTCATCTTTTTAACACGATGAACATACAGAGTTGCATCTTTTAGATCCTCTTCGTCGACGACCTTCAATGCTTTAATAATACAATCTACCTCTGCATGTTTAAAGATCGCATCGGTGTTCTTTGCGAACCTTTTCTGCAGAGGATGGGATTTGTCTGAATTGAAACCGACAGAGATAATCTCGTTACGAATAACGAGACACGCTGCCAGTTTCATTTTCATGTTATTGGAGGTAGCTAGTCTACGGACAAAGTCCATATATTTTTTATCACGAGACATTACATACCATAAGAATTGGAGCGGGCGACCAGATTCGAACTGGCGACGAACAGCTTGGAAGGCTGACACTCTACCCCTGAGTTACACCCGCATTAATTACTAGAAAGCATATGAATATCGGAAATTATAAAACCTATCATGATTGTTATTCCAAAGAAACAAACAATCTTTATGATGGCGCTAGTCTTATGATCCATAATATATATCCTTTAGATGGCTGGGAAACCTGGACTCGAACCAAGATTAACGGAGTCAGAGTCCGTGGTTTTACCGATTAAACTATTTCCCAATGGTGCTGGCAGAAGGAATCGAACCCTCGACCTGATGCTTACAAGGCAACTGCTCTACCGTCTGAGCTATACCAGCATTAATCTTAATACGCAGGAACTAAACAACTCTGAACCAGATCTGCTCCGCCAAATAACTGACCAAACAAATCATAAGGATCAACATACATTGCACAGTTTCCAGCAGCGGCCACAGGAACATTAGTTGGATATCCCGGAGGCGAATAGATGTTAGATGCTTCTGGAGTTGGAACGTAGTTATAAACAGGAACCAACGGTGCAGGCTGAACAGGAACTGCTACAGGAACTGCAATCGTAGAACTAATTGGTCCTGGACCAGCTGGAACATACTCAACTGCAACAGGAACTTGAACAGTCTTTACTACCTTCTTAACAACTGGCTTCTGAACATTGATGTTACAGTTGTTACAATAATCAATGTTATAATTGCCAGCAAAAGCAGGAGTTGCAAAAACAAGAGCCAACGCTAATGCTAACTTTTTCATCTTAGTATCCGTAGTAATAATAACGAGGACGATTGTAGTAGTAAGCCGGAGGAGCATATGGTGCGTAATAACCACCACCATAAGGATATCCGTAACCACCGTAACCATAACCCTGCGAAGCAATTGCTCCACCAATTACACCACCAAGAATAGCAGCACCAGCCATGGCACCATACGCTGCGCCATAACCGTATCCGTAACCACCATAGCCATAACCCCATGCATTGGCTGGCTGAGAAGCAGTAGTAATACCAAGAACTAACAGTAATGCAACAGCGAACTTTTTCATTTCGATCTCCATAAAGGAGCGGACTAACCTTAGATCCGCACGAGTCTATTTATAGCGACCAACCTAATTCTGGCTGGAATGGCAGGATTCGAACCTGCGACCAAGTGATTAACAGTCACCTGCGCTACCGCTGCGCCACATTCCAATATAAGAATATAAATCCACCGATAGTCAAGACAAAAAAGATAATACTCCAACATATATCGTTGATAATATCTTTCTTTACTTGACACATAACTCGATCGCATCCAATAGGATAACTACGAGTCACTCTCGAACATTCTTTACATACATAGTAGTTGGGGAAGTTCATATCATTCATCGTATTTATATTCTACCCTAAACCTACCAAAAGTCAAGTTATTTATGGTGCTGTCGGAGAGAGTCGAACTCCCGACCTGATGATTACTAATCAACTGCTCTACCAACTGAGCTACGACAGCATTAAATGGTACTGGGACTAGGTATCGATCCTAGGCTCCGAGCTCCACAAACTCGGGTGCTTCCATTACACTACCCCAGCATATGGATCGGGGACCTGGACTCGAACCAAGAACGACGGAGCCAAAACCCGTAGTTTTACCATTAAACTATCCCCGAATAAATTTGGTGCCGAGAGTAGGGTTCGAACCTACCGTGCTATAAGCGTCTGATTTACAGTCAGGTGCCCGTCCACTCAGGCGTCCTCGGCATTAATGGAGCTCCCGGAGAGATTTGAACTCCCAACCCTCGGTTCCGTAGACCGATGCTCTATCCTGTTGAGCTACAGAAGCATATTGGTGCCCTTGGTCAGATTCGAACTGACACTTTGTTGATTTTGAGTCAACTGCCTCTGCCGATTGGGCTACAAGGGCATTATATGGTGCTTCACCTTTGAATCAAACAAAGTCCTTCTGTTCTTCAGACAGACGTGCGGATCACCTACACCAGCGAAGCATTATATGGTTGGTCAGGTAGGAGTTGCACCTACACGTCATCGTTTCAACTAGTATGCGACGACAGCTGTTACGCCACGGTTACTATTACGTCACTGACCAATAATGGTGCCCCAGGAGAGATTCGAACTCCCAACCTTTGGTTCCTAAGACCAACGCCTCTGCCAATTGGGCTAATGGGGCATAAATGGTAGACGATGACAGGTTCGAACTGCCGACCTTCGCTGTGTAAAAGCGTTGCTCTCCCAACTGAGCTAATCGTCCATAATGGTCGGGGTAGCAGGATTCGAACCTGCGACCTACTGGTTCCAAACCAGCCACGCTAACCAGACTGCGCTACACCCCGAATATATTGGATGCGAAGCGTTGGAATTGCACCAACTTCTACTGGTTTATGAGACCAGCGAGATACTATACCTCCCGCCCGCAAAACTCTTGGTGCTGATAGTTGGAATCAAACCAACCTGAAACGCCTTATGAGAGCGCCTCGACATCTTGCCGACCTATCAGCGAAATGGCATGGGAGGTAGGATTTGAACCCACGATCATGGTTTTGGAGACCACTGCTTTAGACCAGACTAAGCTACACCCATATTGGCGGAGGATGAAGGAATCGAACCATCAACTTTTCAGTGGCGCTGTTTTCAAGACAGTGTGTCGCCCAGCGACGCCATCCTCCAATTTTGGTGGACCAGAGAAGAATCGAACTCCCGACCCTCTGAATGCAAATCAGATGCTCTCCCAACTGAGCTACTGGCCCAAAATGATAATACGCCAACACACTAACATAATGATCGGAGTTTTACCGGAACCTGGATCCCATCGCTTACGCCAGTTTATTAACGTCCGACCCGTTCACCTTTGCTACTTTACAACACATTACTGTCCACGTTTCGAACCGCAGTCTAGTGTGTTGGCGTATTATCAAGTATTCTATTTAGTAATATTACCATAATTTAACGAACAATTCAACAACTTTTTTTGGCGGAGAGTGAGAGATTCGAACTCTCGGTAGACTTTCGCCCACGCTTCGTTAGCAGTGAAGTGCCTTAGACCAACTCGGCCAACTCTCCAATTGGTAGTCCCAGTAGGATTCGAACCTACACTACTCGGTAATCTGCCGATGCGACCTTATAAGGATCGTGTGCTAACCATTACACTATGGGACCATTACTCTTCAATACATTTAAAAGCATTACGGATCTCTTTCTTGTGACGAATGTCTCGTTCCTTGTCAAGAAAGTTGAATGCTGTGCAACATCCACAACGTAGTCTTTTGGTCTTCTTACCTTTTAGGTTTGCCTGACCAACTCTATATGCTGGAGACTTCATTTGTTTCTCCTTGAATGGCGACCCTGATCGGTTTCGATCCGACTACCTCCAACGTGACAGGCTGGCGCTCTCCCGATTGAGCTACAGGGCCAAAACTTGGAGGATCCTCAGGGACTCGAACCCTGAACCTTGAGATTAAAAGTCTCTTGCTCTACCTATTGAGCTAAGGATCCATTATACTGGTAGGGCGGATGGGACTCGAACCCACATTGCACAGATTGAAAGTCTGTTTTCCTAGGCCAATTAGAAGACCGCCCCGTAACTTACACACTTAATATACCCTGAAAGAGTGACAAAGTCAACCTCTTTCTGAATGGTAGACCGAGAGGGATTCGAACCCACGACAAAGGGATTAAGAGTCCCCTGCTCTACCAACTGAGCTATCGGTCCATAAACTGGTGCTTCCTGATGGTATCGATCCAACGTCTCTCGATTATCAGTCGAGTGCTCTACCTTTGAGCTAAGGAAGCATAACACTTAGAAAGATACAGGTTTACTATATCTCGGACGGAGATGGTTGCAACCAGAGCCCACGGATAAAGATACAAGGTTTGAGCATCAGTATTTACTGGCGCCTTGCTCGCACGAGCCTGTACCTATCTAAGTGTTATTGGAGGGAGTGATGGGACTCGAACCCACATAAAAAGGTTTTGCAGACCTTGCCGTAACCAATTCCGGACACACACTCCCATAAAAAAGGCGGCCACTAGGACCGCCCTTTTAGTTAGAGATCATTACTCATGATCCAAAAGGGCATTCAGATTTTCGTTCTTCGTTTCTTTTTTTAAGAGAAACCATTTTCCTCCAACCAAACAAAGAACTTTGCGAATGACTAATTATCTTATCTAATTCATCAGAAGTAACAAGATGATTTTTATGTTCTAATGTTTTATCGCTTAATGGAATAATATGCATCAAAGGCAATCCTACTGGTATTACATATTCTGCATCTTTTTTAGGAAGCATTATATTTATATTTGTTCCTGTATTCCATGTAAAATTTACCACTCCTGGTACTATTTTAAAATCATAATCTTCTAAAGACCAAGAAGATTCTACAAATAAAAATTGAACACCAGTTTTTTCTTTAAAATGCCAAGGACTAGCCAATTTAATATGATGGTAATTTTTAAAACCTTTACCATATTGTTCTCTATTATGTTCTGCTGGGCGTTCACCTGTGGTGCAATAATATTTATAATTGTCTTTTGTTATTTTTATAGCCAGATCTGTCCAATTTTCTATTACTAATCCTTTTTTATAAAACTCAAGAAACCCATAACAGTTTCTCATATTAGAGATTGTTTTATGATTAGGTACATACAATTGATCAGGTGTTTCAACAAAATCTATTTTTGATCTTGGTAATTGCTTCCACCAATCTGGTAAAGTTTTTGAAGACTTGACAACAGGTGTGTTCTCAAATACCATAGATTGTTTTGTGAAACAATCTATGTGAATTCTAGGAGTTCTGTGAAAAAAAGAAAACATAACCAAATCCTCGTCGCAATAATTGTCTCTTGATAAGAACACTCAATGCACTTATCAAGAGACAACCGAAGTTGTCTCAAGATTTTTATAGACCAGCGGCCAGTGCTCGATAACCTGCAGCAATTAGCTTGCGGCTTGGTTTACCGGCACGATAACGTGCAACAGTTTCGCCCTTTGAATTCTTGCGCTCGTTTAGATAGATTGCATAACCCATCTGACGGATCTGATAAACAGCGTCATGCGGATTAGCAACACCGTAGCGAGTCTTAATCTGCGAAGCAGTTAGTTCCTCGCCACGACCAACGAGAGCCTCAAATACCTTCTCAACCTTACTAATGCTAGCAACCATTATATACTTCTCCATTTTAAAAGATGTCGATTACTCGACCGTTCGAATCGACAGTGCGAATACGGGCATTAGGGAACTGCCACTGCAACTGTCGCATATTATCCCGATACAATAACGGGATATTCTGCGTATACGAATACGTACGCCAATTACCAGATTCATCCTGAAGCTGAACTTGAACCATGTCCATATCCGTAACTCCCTGTCTCAATTTAACTTAATCTTACTATATTCTTCGAGGAAAGTAAAGACATTTTTTAGATCAGCGAAGATAAACTTTTTGTTCTGCCAGCTATCTTCTTGATCGTTACCACTAACCTCGACCATCCAACCGTTCTCGTAACGGTTGACTGTAACGCTATCCGAAACATTCATAAATGTGTCACTTAGCTTAACCGTAGCCATATCATCCTCTTCTAGATTTGGTTCCTACTGTCGTCAAATCGACATCGGGACCAGCATATTGTAATCCGCCTTTGTTATATAGCGGCATAACCAGACTCGCTTTCTTCAGGATCTCCTTCTGAACGTGCTCTGGTTCTTTGTGAAGGTTAGTCATAATATCTCGCTTCGAACAATCACCAGCTACTAGCGCCTTGTCGTCGTAATGGCGAGTAGAACGATCAACCATCATAGACTCATTATACCCTTTCCGGAACGATAAGTCAAGCGATTTTTTGTCTTTTTTAGATTTTATTTGATCCGGGTGAAGACCCTTTGATAACAACCATCTATCATGATCAGAGACTAGCTTAGACTTAGCCTTACTCTTACGGCTCTGCTTACGTTTACTAACAGTCGTCGTATAATAGGCTGGAAGGATACGCATAGACATAGATTTCTCCTATCTATGCTGATAATACCCTATTCGAAGAAAAAAGTCAAGCGATAATTTCTAGTATCTGTTCGAGCTTTTCTACTGCAGGTTTATACTCTTGTTCTAGTATTTGCCTTGCATGACTATGATTTTCGTATTCTAATTCTTTCAAATACTTAAATCTAGAATCTATAACTGCTTCTAATACTATTGGTAATATCTTTGAATACTTGATATACAGTTTATCGTCATTCATCGACCTCTTCCTTCAAGTTCTCAACAACTATATACTCAGCTTCTTTACTTATCTGCATATGTTCTTCAAGAACATCTCTAACCCTAATAAGGCGATCTTCAATATCTATAATAGTATTATGAACAGCTTTGTCATTATGACCTTCTTGAAGATCGATCAATGCTGCGTTCAAATTCATATCAGCAGAATAATCAACTTGCCATTTATGGAACTGCCCACCTTCATCCATATCTTCCATCAACTTAGGTTGAGGAAACAAAATGTTTTTAATAATTTCTAACTTTTCTTCTGCCGGAGTATTTGGTCTTTTCTCAATTTTAAATGGCCACATAATATATCCCTTCAATTATTTTTTCTTACGACCCATATTATATTTAGCTTCTAATGTCCATTCATCTTTTTCTTTATGATTGATGATTTTAATTTGACTCATCGATGCTAATGGATCAGCAATCTTTTCTGGTTCTACTACTTTTAGTAGATTCCATTCCTGAAGTAATTGAATTATTTTATTACGACGACCTTTATCTTCTTCTGAGAAATTAGAAGGCTTACCGTCAATAGTAAACATTTCCTTAAAGTGAACAATATAATACTTGCCTTGCTTATGGAAAATATGACAAGACTGATATAGTTTTCTTTCTTTACGAGAAGCGACACCGATACGTGTAAGTGTTTCTTTAATTTTAAGAAAGTCTTCTTCTTCGGCGATTTTCACCTCAACTAGAGAATCCAAAAGTTCATTCATTTTACTCCACCTTTATTATTTTTATTTCTTATAATTTCAATCTGTTCTGCCGTAAGAATCTTTAACACTTCTTTGGTGCGAACATTATTATATTTATAATAGTTTGAAATTAGGTTTATGAGTTCTTCTTGCTTCTTACGATCCTTCTTTTCTTTATCAGTTTCTGCTTTTGCTCTTTCATAACTCTGCTTTCTAACAGAACCATAAAGATAATCGTAATGCATTTGATCTGTTATACCATAGCGAATATTAACCTCATTGACAATCTTAGTTAAACCTCTATATCCTGCAATGACGTTATTAGTTCGCCACTGAGAATAGTCACCATCAATTATTTGCTTCTTACCCTTAGTGATGCTATTCTCATAACGCCAGTCATACCTCTCCTTTTGCTTTTGTTCAATTGAATGCTTTGCCCAATTACCAAAGAAACCAACTGCCTCTTTCTCTGGATCTCTTTCCTCTAGTAATACGTTTAGGAATTTAGCTTTAGCCATCAATTAAACTCGCACTCTTTCATAACTTCGACAAGGAAAGCCATGAAATTGATTTCCGGATTAGCAGAGAATGCATTTTGATATTGATACTGTGCTAGAATCAATACAAGCTGAGCAGCATTTATTGGAGTCATTGCTTCTGCAGAAATATCATAGAACTGATTATAAAGATAATTGACGTCAGTATCTAGGTTATTCTTTACCCACTTACGAACTTCTAGAAAATTCTTATCCTTCATTAGTTTGATAAGATCCTTGATTGAAGCCTCTGTCATGTTTGCCAGAATGCCAGAGTCAATCTTACCAGTTGCTGAATAACGCTGAAGCTCATTAAGAACTCGGCGCCAATCTGGGAAGTGCTTATTGATTACTTCTGCAACAACAGCCTTATCAAACTCAACACCCTCTGCTTCTAGAATAAAAGTAACACGCTTAAAGAACTGTGTAGCAAGTTTGGCCATGGCCTTCTTACTAATCTTAAAATCAATTACCGAACATCTTGAGTGCAGAGGCTCGATGATACGATTCTTGAAGTTGCACGTGAGAATGAAGCCGCAATTCCTGGAAAATTCTTCCATAAAATTACGAAGTGCGGGTTGAGTAGAATTGGCATTAAGATAATCCGCTTCGTCGAGGATGACATATTTCCTTCCACCTGATAATGAAACGGATGACGCAAAGTTGAGTATTTCGTTACGAAGTGTGTCGATATTTCCATTCATAGATCCATTAATGACGATATAATCACAACCAAGCTGTTCTAGCATAGCACGTGCTACGGTCGTCTTACCGACACCTGCTGTTCCTGCTAGGATTAAATTAGGGATATTCTTTTGATCAACAAACTGTTGGAATGTTGCTTTAAGATCACAAGGAAGAATAGTTTCTTCAATAGTTTTTGGGCGATACTTCTCAGTCCAAAGGAATTCTTCATTCATTATGCATTCTCCAACGCTTCACATTCCAAAACACGACGACCCCATCCGGCATCGCCTTTAAACCTATCCCAACATTCTATGCATTGATTTCTTACTTGTTCTGCGTTTCTTCTTTTGGAAACAGATTCAATATAAAACTCATGTTTATATTTTACCTCGTAACAAGTATTACATTTCTTAGTGGCAACTTCATCACCGAACAAGGTTGAGATAATCAATCCACCAGGGATTTGCCTAAACATAATATATCTCCATAGCAAAAAGAGGGGGACCGAAGTCCCCCATTCAAGTTAGAAAGTTGAGCTTGACTCAACTGCAATATAATATTCTACATCATCATGAACAAAGTGGGAAATGCCCTTTGATGAAATATTAACATCATAATCGCCAGGAATGATCTTAATATTCTCAGCCTTAAAGATTGCCTTAAATGCCTTATCAGTGTCGCCAATCTGAATAGAATAAACGTCACCGGAAGGATTCTTGGAATCAGCTGCCTGAAGGTAAAGGTTCTTACCATCGCCCATAACAACAATCTCTGGAAGAGCAAGAATGCCAGCAGCCTTCTCGACATCCTTTAGAGTGTCATTAGTCAAACGGAAAGTAACATCAACCGAAGGAAGATTAATTTCCTTTTCTGGAGCCTTTGTAACAGTTGACTCGTCAGCATAAACATAATGCGTCTTACGAGTGTTGTCACAAATGTCAACTGACTTATCGCCAAACTTTAGTTCTGGATCAGTAAACAAACTTAGAGTTGAAATAAAGCGATCAAGATTATAAATCGCAAAACGCTGGCCGAAGTCAGTCTTGACCTTTGCCTTGGCCATGATTGTCTTGGTTGGTGAAATGGTCTTTAGAACATTACCTTCCTGAACAACAATGGATGGATTAATCTTGGCGAAGTTCTTCA